CGCTATAAAGGTAGGGGACTTTTACAAGTTACTGGTAGAGCTAACTATGAGAAAATAGGTAAGATGTTAGGTTTAGACCTAGTTAATAATCCTGAACTAGTAGCTAATGACCCTAAAGTTGCTGTAGATGCTTCTATGGCATGGTGGGAGCTTAAGAAGAAAGCTGTACCAGATTTTAGAAAATCTATAGAAGACGGTAATATAACTACTAATACTTATTTTGTTAATGGTGGTTATAGAGGACTAGGTGAGCGTACAGCATACTACGAACAGTATAAAGAGTTCTTAGCTAAAAATGGTACTGGTGTTAATCCAGCAGACACTCCTAACTCTGATCAAGCTCTTAACCAAGGTTATCAAACTAGCTCAGGTTCTTTTAGCGGTGATGCTTCTACTGCAGTACCATCTGGAGATCCTAAAGTAGATGCTATGGTGTCTGCTATTAACTCTACAGCTACTCCACAATCTAGAGGTAAATGCGCTACTGCAGTTAGGGAAGCTTTAGATGCTGGTGGTTTCAAAACAGCTGATGGTCAAACTGTTACACAAGCTTTTAGAGATAAAGGTTTAGCTGGTTCAGCTTACATGTACGATAGTAATGGTATACTCAACTCTGTAGGATTTTCTAAGATAGATCCTAACACAACACCAGCTACAGGTGATATAGAAGTATTCCCTGGTTCTAGTGCATCTCCACATGGGCATATACAAGTCTATAATGGTAATAACTGGGTATCTGATTTTAATCAGAATGGTGGCTCTATGAATAGACCTTACGGTGCTCCTGGTTCTAAATATGCTGGTATAACACCTAGTATGTTTAGATACTCTGGTAGCTCTCCAGTTCCAGATGATGCTGTTGCTTCTAAACCAGATGGTTCTACTGTAAACTCTACAGATAGTAGTACTACTGCATCAGCTGATGCTGGTAATACTATACTAGCTAAGTCTATAGATGCTGGTAACGCAACACAGACACAACAGCTTGATGTTCAGAAACAGATGCTAGACGCACTTACTGCTCTTAATAAGACTATAAGCGCTACACCATCTGATAGAATACAAGATACTCGTAATGCTGTTAATAACAATACTAACTATACTGGTAGTAAGAACGATAGACAGGTAGCTAGTAGAACTGATAGAGCTAACGCTCTGTATGATATAGCGAATGGTAGTAGTACAGCTGTAAAACCAGCTTTAATTAATAAAGATGGTCTTGTTAATCCTGGTAAAGCTGTATAAATAAAAAAAACAGATGCTACTAGAGTACCGTATGGTACTCTAGTAGTTATCTTATTTCTTATTATTCTCTTTATAGTATTTCTCTCTAGAAGCTTTATCTTCTTCTTTCAGTCTAGCTTTATCGAATACACCTAAATGCTTAACAGATTTATAAGATTTGATAAGTTCTGTTATATTCTCTTCGTTAAACCTATCTTCTTTAAGTAGCTTCTCTATGTTTCTTACTATATCTAGATAAGTACCTAGTTTAGTTATGTTCATAAGTACTGGAGTACTAAACTCTGGTACATATTTATTCCTTACTACATACTTAGCTATAGTCAATGGTAGTTTATTCTCTTTTAACCATTTCTGTAGCTTACTATCTTCTGCTACTCTAGTACATATTACATATGCTACTATAGCCCAATAGTTAGGTAGTTTAATAGTAGGTAGCTTTCTTATTATACCAAGATCTTTATTACTAAACTGTCCTTTAGTTACTAACCTACTAGGATAATATTTAGTACTTACGAACTGTATAAACCTACCTATACTTCTTACATCTCCTATTACTGTTCTAAATAGATAGTTATAGTTAACACTTAAGCTTCTACCTAATTGGGATTTACTTTCAGCTACTAGAGATATATAGTCTTTACCTTCTTCTAGTCCTTCTATATTTGGAAACTCTACTCTATTCATTATCTACTCCTTCTACTATACCACTCTCTGGTAGACTATCTATATACTCTTTTCTAGTCTTAGCTATCTCAGCTTCAGATTGAGCTTCATTCTCTTTTACTAGCTTAGGTGCTAATAGGTTTACTATACGCATACTAAGTACTCTTAACATTATACCTTGTACAAATAATGCACCATAAGTTTCTAATATAGAGTTCTTATACTCTGGCATAAGATTTACATACGTTTTATGTAGATCTTCGTCAAATCTAAGTGGTGTATAAATTTCAGCTACAAAACTAGACATACTAAATAGGTTTACACCTTGTTGTACGAAACTAGTATTCAATATCTGTAGTATCTCTATTCTAGTCTCTTGTTGTGCTGGGTTAGCAAATATCATACGTTTATATCTATCTAGACCTTTAAACGTAAAATAACCAAATGTGTTTATAGTATCTAAATCACTTAGAAAGTCTGTTAAAGCTTTTACATTACCGTAGCTATTTACTAGCATCTCTGCAGCTTTATCTAATATCTCTTCTGTTATGACTACGGTTTCTTCACTACTCATTGTCTTCTCTTTTCTTGCTATTTTTAGCTTTAGCATCCCTAATAAGCTCTCTTAGTTCATCTTCAGATAGATTACTAAGATCTGTTAATGGTCCAGCTGTATTTACTACATGTTGTGTAACTTCTATCCATTCAGAGTTACGTTTAGTACGTACAGCAACAGTAAATCTAAAATCTGTTATCTCTAATAGATGTGATATAGTCTTAACGAATACGTTAAATGTCATACTACTATCTGTAGCTTGATCATATAGTCTCACATCTAGTTTCTTATCTAGTACTGTATCTAACTCAGTTCTATAGAGCCTATCTTTAAGCTCAGCTCTCTTACACAGTACTTTAAGTTTATTAGTAAGTCCCATCTTACCTACTAATGCTCTAAACATAGCTGCTAGTGTACCATTAGCAGTATGTTCAACTTCTTTACTATATACTTCGCTAGAAGTATGCTTAGCTCCTTGAGTAACTTCATTACCCATTTTAAACTCCAATCTTTCTATATACGTCTATATAGAAAAGTTTTATTTTATAGAAGAATAAACTTGATCTACTATTCTTCTTATATAAATAATATGTAACTGAATTGTTCTCAGATTGACACTGAGTTTAACATCTTGTTTCATACCGCTATATATATTAAAATAATTTTCAAACTTCTTAAATACTTCTAATAGTCTTTTAATATCTCTAATAGGATCTACTGGTATTCTACCATCAGTACTAAGAAACTCTAAATAGCTAATATGGTTTATCTTATCTCCAGATACTAATACAGTCTCTATATAGCTATTTAATATATCTTGTTTCATTATCTCTTCTAGTACTTCTATATACCTATCTATATTATTAAATATAAAATCAGATTCTAATCTATATAGTAACTTTAGATCTATATCAGAGTTTATTATTTTATCTATCTTATCGCCATATGTTAATGGCTTAGATTTCTTAAATAACCAATCTAGCATATGGCTACCTTTCTTACTTAAAATATTTACTATAGAACTCTTTTAAAAAAATATATTAAGCTATACTCTACCATTCTAATATTACTTAGAATGGTAGAGTGTACATATAGTGCGGGTTTATTATTAATTCTTTATAAGTAACATAAGCCATAGATAAACTATCTATAGCATGCTCTGATAGTAAACTTAGATCTATTAGATTAGCTATCTCTGGTATCTTATAGAGGTTCTCTCTCATAGAGTCTTTATCTGCTTTACCAGTAGCTCCTACAGCGGCTTTTATATACTTAGGAGCATATTTAAATATTCTACACCAAGGATTAGAGATTCTACTAGATAGCTCTATAGTAGCTACATATTGAGATAATTGTATAACAGATTTAGGAAATCTACTATTCATAAACGCAGCTTCTAATCCGATAGCTAATGGGTTATAGTAGTAATGTAAACCATTTATAACCTCTCTAAGTTTAACTAGCCTAGATAACATAACATTATAAGTACCATCATCTACATATCTATCTAATACTATAGTTTGACTCTCTATAGCTACTATATTATTAGTTACTGTATCTATATGTAGTATACCTATACCTAGATTGTTTCCTGGATCTATACCTACTATAGTATAAACATTATCATTACACTCCATAACATATATCCTATTTATAAGGATCTATATTATAAAATGGCTCTGCACCACCTATCTCTATAGCTCTTTGGAATTTCTCTTTACTATTTAAGTCTAGCATAACATCAAGATCTAAATCTACAAAATAAGTAACTTGCATATCTACTGCTTCAGTACCATAAGAGGTACTTACATCATAGCCATGACATATACCTAATTCTGTTATCTTAACTACATTCTCTAAGTCTAGTAGTTTTAATACATTCTTAAGTTCTTTTTGCTCATCTTCTAACAGATTAAACTCCATCTTAAATCTATTTATAACAGAGTTAGTCTCTATAGCTAGTTTAGGATCAGATGGTTTATGTACTGGAGTAGGATTTAAGTATCTATCAGAATCAAACTGCATTATACTTAATACATCATTTTTATCTATCTTATTAACTAAGTAGTTATAGTTTCTATAATCTATAAGATCACATACTCTAGCATAATATGCATAGTAGTCAGTACCTTTGATATTGATAGTCTTACGTAGCCTATACTTCTGTCTAGTATACATATCAAGATCATTACTAACTTCTCTTATTATAAAAGGTATATGGTTAAATAGTGCTGCATCTAGTACAGAGTGTGGGCTATACTTATAAGCATTTACATTATCTATTATAATATTACCACCTACACCTAGTACAAAATATTTAACTCTAGGGAATACAGGTTGTTCTATAGTGCCAGTTGGTGTATGGTCGCCTGGCATAACAGAGAACTTTTCATTTAGAGTAGTATTCTTATGTACTTTATAGTACCTATTAGCTAACATAGCATTTATTAGTGTTAACCCATATATGGTAAGTTGGCTACTTTTGATCATCTTCTTCTCCTAGTATAGCTTCCATAGTTAGCTCTGGTTGCTCTAAACTAATCTCACCTGGTACAAAATCAGGTCTACTTAGATTTACATCATCGTCTTGTAATTGAACATCTTTGGTCTCAGTACCACGGAGAGCTTGTTGTGCTCTCTTATTAGCTTGTTCTCTTAAGATACCTGTAATAGTAGCTTTAATCTCAGCTTCATTCTTAACAGCAGTCTGTTTAAGTCTAGTGTTAGCTGCTTTATCTATAGCAGTGTCTATAGAGTTAAGTACTTCGTTAGCTACTCTTATATCTCCAGCTCTCTTTGGAGCACCTTCTTTAAATATTTCTCCCATGATACTAAGTCGATAATTAAGTGTTCTATCAAGTAGTTCTTGTTCTACTTCTGTATATATGCTATTATTGCTTTCCATAATTATTTAATATTCCTTTCTAATATAATATATACTTAAGATCACGCAAAGGTACTTTATTAGAGAATACAAGAAGTTATTAGATTAACATAAAATATAGATATGGAGTGTATAAAATATGAAGATACATATGTTCTTATATACAGATGGTTCAGCTGGACCAACTGTACCAGGTTATATAGGTATGGGCTATCATGGTTACTACTACGATGATGAAGCAGAAGTAAAACGTTCTGGAGATGTACCTAAAGATGGTTTTCCTTCTAAGGTAGGTTATTTAGGACCTGATAATATGTCTGGTTATTCTAATATAGAACACCTTAAAGTAAATCCTATAGGTTACTTAGATGGTCACTATTCAGATGGTATAGCTATAGGTTCTAGTAATGAAGCAGAAACACAAGCTATTAAGATAGCATTAGAAGAAGTTACTAAGTATATGGTAACTAATGATCTACCATTAAAACAGCTTACTATACTATCAGATAGTCAGGTAGCTCTTATTATATATACTAGAGTTATGAAACATATTAAAGAAAATCCAGATTGGTTAACATTAGATCAAGTTAAACTTAGAGAAGAAGTTGATAAAAAGTATGGTTCTATAGCAGAGTCTACTAAACAACATATTACAGAACTTATACCATATGTATACTCTAAGCTTAAGGAGCTTAATAATCCACATATAGTATTTGAGAAAGTAGCTGGTCACTCTGGTAATATAGGTAATGAAATAGCAGATATGCTAGCTGTTACAGCTAGAAAGAACTCTAAAGATGGTAACTTAGTAAATAATGTAGTATGGAATACAGAACGTTATTGGAAACCTAATATAACTAGACATCCATTCTTAAGATTTAGACAATTATTCTTTATACATAATACAGATAATAACATTAAACCAGATAGTGCTTATTTTACTATTATGGACTATGGTTCTATAGATATAGGTAAACGTTCTGGAGAACCATTGTATGGTATGGTAAGACTAAATGAAGTACCTACTGACATAGTAGATGTTATTATGTCATACCAGAAGACATTTACAGAATATCCTATGTTAGTATATACATTAGACTTAGATAAGTTCTATAAACCAGAGTATAAGAGATTCTTTAGTGGTTTAGGTAAAGATGCTCTAGTACCTGATAAAGGTGGTAACCTATCTGTTATGTCTAGAGACACTATGATATATCCTATTAAACCATCTGGCTTAGCTAAGAGAGTATATGATAAAACAACTTCTTTAATCTCTATACTAGAGAGAGCTAGAGAAGAAGTTAATACACATAAGAATGGTACTAAAGGTAGATGGTATTTTGATATTACTAGTAGAATATATACAGCTAGTGGCAAGAAGAATATTTGTACATTAGCTTCTGGTACTAAAGATATACCATTAAAAGGTTTTGAATTAGACTCTAAAGAGCATGCTCTTAATAATAAACTTATATTAGGTATAGATCTACCAGATCGTAATACTCTTAAGTCTATGGAGAGTTTTGATCCTAAAGTATATGTAATGTTCCAACAAGATGGACCAGCAGCATTCAGTTACTATACGTTTATATTTGCAGACTCTATAGGTAGCTATGGTATATATCATAACTTATTTAGTAGTCTAGTATTGTTTAACACTAAGAAAGGTAAATAATGAATTTTAAAGAAGAATTAGCTAAATATAGAGAAAAGAGATCTATAACACTAGAGTCTCAACTACCAGGATTAACAAGTAACCTCTTAGAGGAGGTTACTGAACTTAGTAGAGCTACTGAGCTAGTTGATGTTATAGATGCTATGCTAGATTATAATGTATTTCTAGCTAATGCTATAGAAGGTATAGATATAGATCCTATTTTAGATCCTGAGATAGTTAAAGAGATAGAAGAGAAACATAAGAAGCTATCTGTTATGACACAAGAAGATCTAGCTCTCTATAAGAAATCTCTAATATCTCTATTACTAGAAGGTATTAGAGCTTCTATAGCTATCAGTATGCCTAATATAAAACAAGAACATATAGATAGCTTTACAGAATACTTAAATGGTATTATAATCAATATTAAATCTAGTATAACACTACTTAACTATGATTATGAAAAATGCTTAGAAGAGGTTATGAAAGCTATACATACTAGAAAAGGACATTGGGATAGTACTATATGTAAGTTTGTAAAAGATAAAGTACAACCAGATAGATACGAACCAGATTACACTAACTGCAAACTATAAAAACAACTAGAGTATGTCTCGTACATACTCTAGTTGCTATAATTCATTTTATTTAGGAGTGTAAATGAAAAAGATCAGTTCTCTGTGCTACACTGCTTAACTTATAATCTAATAAACACAAACATTATCAGACTATTCATTATTCAGCTGGCTGACCCTCAGTAGAACTATCAGACTCTTCAGATGCAGATGTAGATTCTTCTGTAGACTCTGTAGTCTCTTCAGTTGTCTCTTCTGTAGACTCTTCAGAGCTAGATTCATCTCCCATATCCATATCTTCGTCCATACCCATATCCATATCATCACCTTCAGAACCTTCTTCAGATCCCATATCAGAACTACTATCATAACCTCCGTAGTCAGATCCAGAACCCATATCTCCGAATTTATCTTTAACTTGTTTTTGATAAGATTCAGATAGTTTCTTAACATCTTTACCACGTCTCTTAGCATACTCTATAAATGCTTCTACTACAGATTGTGACATATCAGCATTCTCATCTAGGAATGGATACATTAGATGTCCATCATCTTGTTTTACATACCATTCGAATAACTCTGGCATATAGTTATTATTCTGTAGCCATTTCTTAAGAACACCAGCTTTTATAATACCTTTAATTTTATCAGCATCACCGCCAGCTCCACCTATAAAGTATGTATCTAATAGCTCTGGAGAGTATAGCGCATCTGCTGCTGAGTCTAGTCTAGTTTTAAATCCATCGAATGCTTGTGCTTTCTCATCATCATTACCGAACTCTGGATATGGTAATACTACCTCTAACTCTGTTCTAAATACATCGTAGATATACTCTGCCATATCAGAAGCTTTTACTTTAGATAAGCTAACATCAGCATCTTCAGCTGTTTCTGCTTTAAGGTGTTTATTTATAACTTCTTTATTAGCTTTTATAGTATCTAGTACTTCTTGTTTTAACAATGGATCATTAGTTAAGTATTTACGTACATGCTTACTAAGCATTAGCATAAACTTATCTTGTAATCTTATTATACGTTTTGCTAATAGTTTATTCTTAAGTACCACAGTAGCTGCAAAATCTTCTTTAAGACCTTGCTCTATAAGCTCTGGAGATATACCTAATGATTTTAATATCATATTCATTATGTTAGTATAAGTTTCATTACCAGAGTCTATAACATCACCACCTATGCCAGTTCTAGTATCCCTAGTTACATCCATCTTAGGTAGATATGGAGATACTACTTTAAGAGTATAACCTTGTCTTATTATCCAGTTGTGTAATGAAGTATGTTCTGTAGTACCTAGTGGAAAACCTACGTTATTAGTACGTAGTACTTCTGACATATACTTTTCAGCACTAACCATAGGGTTAGTATCATCTTCATCTAGCTCTAGTGTAATATCAGTAACTGGTATCATATTCTGTATACTAGATTTAACATTAGCATATAGTAACATACCAGCCATAGATGCTAATACTAATAGATCTTCTAATAGTGATTTACCAGTACCATTCTTTCTATAATCAAAAGCATAGTATTGTACTAGCTCTACTGGCATATATAGTAGTTTAGTACCTTTAGATTGTAATGCTCTTGCTAGCATAACTCTATATATATCAGCACTCTCTTTTACATCTACTAGTTCATCTAGATGTCCATTACGTAGTCTAGATTTGATCATATGGTCTACTATATCGTTATATAGTTGTTCCATACCTTCAAGACCAGTTACATCTGCTAAACCACCAAATAGACCTAATCTAGCTTTATTTATAATATTAGTTTTAATATCACCACTACCTACAGGATTTTGAGTATTACCACAAGCAGCCATAAGATCATAGTCTTCTAATGCTTCTACTAGGTTAATAGGGTTACCATATTGATCTAGTACTACGAAGTAACCTACGTGTCTCTCTGGTTCTCCTACAGCATATATAGGTATTACAGATTCTACAGGTAGTTTCATTACTAATGGAGTATCTACAGACTCTCTAAAAGTTTCATCTTCTTTTAATACAAACTCCATTTCAGATGGTTTACTACCAGCGTTATTTCTAAATAGACTATTAAGATACTCTATCTTATCATTACCTAGTTCATCTTCTAGGTTCATAGTGTATTTATCTTTTTTACTATCTCCAGTAAGGTTATCTCTTATGTTCTTACCAGATCTAAGTATAGAGTAATCTGATGTAATCTCTAAGTTAAGATTAGCTTCTGAGAATGTAAATGTTTTCTTACCTATATCAGTTTTAGCATCGGTAGATACTACACCATACTCTCTCTTTAGAGACTCTCCATTTACACTATAGATAGGTTTACTATTATTCTTACTAAATGCTAACATAAGAGCTTCTGAGTTGATTCTACTACCTTCATTATCTACATATTGAAAGTTATTATTTACTCCATTATAGCCACCAGAATAGTTAATGAGTCTATCTACAGAAGCTTCTGGTATGATAGCTTCTACATAAGCACCTTTAGTAAATAGAGCTTCTTCTAGTATAGTTTGTAGTTTATCTTCTAAATGGAAGTTTCTCTCTATGTATTCTTTTATAGTATTGATTATACTAGACTTAACAGAAGTAGCTAAGTTAAGACTAGGTGCTTGATAGTTAAATCCACTAGTAACCATGCTATTTGGATCTATAATACTAGATGTCATAATCTGTATACATATCTTTAGATCTGGTAATAGTTTAAGTATAGATTCATTATTACGTATCTTATTAGCGATAGATCTTACTACAGCCTCTTGGTTATAAGCTGTGTAAGGACGTCTGTTGGCTGATTGCCCTGTATTTAGCTTGCTTAAAGCAGCAGCTACTTGTGGGGCAGTATTTATTATGTTTGGAATATTTGGTTGTATTAATTTATCATCTGCCATAATTATATCCTTTCTACAATGAGTAAATAAAAAACAAAAAGGAGGCTTCAAGATGTATACCATAGATCGCTATATGGCTAACATCAGGCAGCTCACGAATAGCCTTGTAATTAAGGTAAACGAGCTTCCTATGGTAGTAAATATAGGTGTTGAAAATACTATTGGTTACGATCCAGGTAAGCATAAACCAACTAGAGCAAATATTAAAACTTGGAAGTATTATCTTAATATAGCTGGTAAGATGCATCCACTAGATAAACCTATTAAGATACGTGTTATAGAAACTGAGAGAGAAGAGGTACTTACTAAAGAACTATTAGATAGATACCCTATGACTAAGATAGAACTATGTAAAATGGACAAGTTCTATACTAACTTTATGAACACCTATCCAGAATACCAACGATATATACACGGTTGTATGTTTCCAGTAGATATAGATAAAGCTATAGAAGCTAAAGAGGGTACTATATTAGCTTATAATAAAGATCTAGTAGAAGAGAATGAATATTACCTAATAGAAGAGCTAGAGAAGTATATTAAGTCTATGTTATCTAGATACCATGTAAAACCATATACTATAGTAGATGAGCTATATGTAGCTTCTCTTATGGGTTATCTATATGCTGCTATATATACTAAGATATTTAACTTAAGATTAGAGAAGATAGGTACTTTTCAAGTACATAGTTTCCATTTAGAACATTTCTTTAGATCTAGAATGGACCTATGGGATGATGTTAATATACTTAATAAAAGATCTCTATTCTGGCTATATAAGAACTTAGACTCTATGATGCATAATGTAGGTAAAGAATCTACCTTTAAGAAGGTCTATAATAAGTTATTCGCTATGAACTATGTAGGTATTGGAGAGTATACGTTAAATAGACCAGATCCTAAGTTCCACGATAATAAAACTGATGTTTCTAATCCATCTTATGTTAGAGATTCAGCTACATTAGTAACTAAACAACTTAATAACTATTACCTTACTAATAATGGTTCTGAAGAGTCTGTTATAAGTATGACGTCTAGAGAACTTACCGGTCTAGACGACGTAAATAAGAATATGCCTCCAGTGTTCCAAAAGTACATAGAGAAAGTTACTAAAGAAGAAACTGATAAGAATATACTAGCTGTACAGAAGACTAAGATATTAGATATAGATCGTTCTAACTTACTTAAGAAAACAGGATTAGATCTATTCTCTTTAGTTATGGACTATTGGGCTTATGCTTTACATAAAGATAAACTATATAAGCTTAAAGTACAATACGACGGTAATATCTATACAGACCAGGATAAAACTACTTTTGGTAATGCAGAGATTGATTATGTAGATACTGAGAATAAGATCTACACAGTAACCCCTAAGATAGGTTTACTAATGCTTATTAAGCTTATGCTATATGCTAGTAATAACTTAGATCTTAAGATAAGTAAGATTACTTATAATAGAGTATGTGATTTTGATAAAGATAACTTTCAGAAACTAATAGATACTGCTATCATAAACGATGGTGTATCTAAACCAGTACTAGAAGCTATTAAAGAGAATCTACCTACTGAACCAGAGTTATTTACTACTGTAAGTATATTTAAAGATTTTATTAATAATGCTATAGATCTTAGTAAGATAGCTTGGGTAATGGCTAGTAACGTACAGAACTTCTTTACTTCAGATGCTATTAAAAGAGTATTCGGTAGTATTACTAAAACAGATAGTTTTCCACTAACTGATGATGGTAAAGAGTATACTATAGATCAGTTACTTAAACAGAATGGTATAGTATTTCCTATTAACCAATATACAGATATAGTAGCTACTATGAAAGCTATGATAAAAACATTTACAGGTGTAGAGTTAGATCAAGAAGATGTACTATTACAAAATATGGACAAGTATAGAAGAATCATTAAGAAACTAACTTCTTATAGCTTACAGGCTATGGGATCTGCAGGTGTTATAGACGATATTACAGTCTATTATAATAACCCTACAGTATTAGTTACTAAGAATGGTTTTGTATTAACATATGGTTTAGAACTAGATGGTTTAGAATATGATATAGCTAGACTTAAAGCTTATGCTTGGGATAATCCATATTACCTTAATGTTAATATTATAGAGCTTAGAGCTAAGATGGTTATAAATAAACTAAAACCTATATCTGGTCATATGGTAATAAAAGATTCTGAATTAAGAAAAGATGGCTACACTTATGGATACTCTGCAGACTTTGAAACTATACCTTCATTCAGACTAGATGACTATAGATGGTATAATGATTGGCTTACTGTTAAACAAGCTGAACTAGATGCTCTAGAGAATGAAATAACAGAACTAGATGGAGGTTCTATAGATAGCTCTATAGCTCCACATAGTAATACTATTAATCTTAAATCTGCTATAGTAGAGTATAAGAAAGCTTATGGAGAACTTATAGTAAAAGATGGTCCATGGTTAGAGAATGTAACTGCATATGGATTTAACACATTACCATCATTCTGGGATGCTAACTTTAAATCTACAGATTTTCTATCTACTGTAGGTATAGATCTTACTCCAGTAGAAGAAGTAGAACATATGTTATCTACAGAAGCTACAGAGACCGATAATAGAGTAGAAGCTACTAAAGAGGTTAAAGGTAAACTTAAACTAGTAGAAGAAGCTACTGGTGATATGTTAGAGAAACATATAAGTTTTGCTAATGAAGCTACTTATGATTTTAATAATAAGTATAAGGTAATGGATATAACAGATTTTGTATATAATACTAAATATGTTAAGATAGGACTTATGGCATTTGCTAATGGTAAAAATAATCCTAATGAGCTACTTACTTATGTTAATAAAGAAGTTGCTAATAATGCACCAGAAGTAGTTACTAATAAGACTGGAGCTCTAATAGGAGCTCGTGGTAGAAAACTAGATATAGATCCTATAGGTAGAGAAGATGCTATAGGTTTAGCTATGTTACCTTATGTAGTTACTACTAAGAAAGGTAATACATTCTCATCTCTTATGTACCTAGGTCTTATAGATAGTGATGGTAATATGGATGTTTATGATTGTACTAGTATACCAGAGTCTAATAAGATAACATTCGATCAGGTAGCTATGTGTCCTGTAGTTAAAACAGTACCTAATGTAGTACATGGTGAAACTATAGTACTACCTTCTAAAGTATCTAAAGATAAAGTAATAACTGTATATGCTAACTTAAAAGATAACTTACAGTTACCAGGTAGTATAAGAGCTACATCTAGCTTAGAAGATAGTTTCTATCCTATAGAGCCTAATGCATCTGCTAAACCAAACTATAAGCACTCTGCGGGTAGTAGAGTAGAATCTAGTTTAACTGGTCTTAGTGGCGGTCAACCTACGCTAAATGAAACTGACACTATGAATAGTATACTAGGTTACTTCTTAAGACACTATGCTTCACCATCTGGCGTTAAAGTTAATGATAAACGTATACTACGCTTATCACACTGGATACGAGATAACTATAAACTCTATATATTTAACTCTAGATCATTCTTAGAGACTAATATACCTTATCATAAACGATTTACACTACGTGATCATTTAGTTAAGATATTAGCTTATAAGGATACAGATACTGTTAGTAACCAATATAAATGGTTAATGATTAACCATAGGTACTATAAGTTACAATCCGATATTAGGTTTACTAACTATGAGTATCCTAGATTAGGTAATAATAAAGAGAGTTTAGCTATACTAGCCAACTGCCCTATACTCTATATAGATATGATAGAATCTACAGATGAATCTGAAGCTAATAAGTTAGTTATAGTAGAGGTAGATAGAGACTATGATAGACCATGTGTTAACTATGGAGTATTTGATAGGAGCTATAGTTATGAAGAGTTTAAAGCGGAGCTAGGTGAACATACTAATATTGGTAATATACCTAGATATGAATTAGCACCAGAGTTTAATAAACTAATGTTAACTCCGTCTGCTACTTATCAAGAACTATTAGATAAAGTAAAAGATTACTTAGGATATTGGGAGATAGGTAAATTAGAATTAGTTAATGTAGGTAATAACCTAATAACAGGTATATCTACTACACCAGCTAAAGAAGAGATACTATCTAAGTATGGTACAGACTATCCTTGGTTAAAATTCTTAAATATAGAAGAGTAAGAGAGTACATACTCTCTTACTCTTCTTAATAGTTTATAATGTATTTTTAATATGCATACCTTGTAAGTAATATTTAAGTGTTCTAGTAGAAACTACTCCACCATTACTAACTAAGTTAGCTACATCTAGTATATCTTTTTGGGATACTTCACCATTATTAGCTAACTGTCTTACATATTCAGATTGTGCTTTAAGATCTCCACCGCGTATTCTAACCATCTCAGTAGCAGTATCTTTCATATCCATAGCTATAAGCATCTGTTGTTCTGGATAAGTTAGTTTACTAGATCTAGATTTACCAGCAACTTGACCAGTTAGTACATCTGTAGTCATACTGTGTTCTGGTATACTTATCTTCTTAGATAGTAACTGTTGTGCTCTTCTTATAGGCAATATCATAGTTAGAGCTTTTATAGGTAACATATGATCTGGATAGTCTGGATGGTTAGTTACCTTAACTCTTTGAAAGAACTCATGTCCTAACTGTTTAGCTACTCTAAAGTTATTTTCTACAGATACTCTAGTTTTACCATCATTAGGCACTACTATAGAGATATGTATCTTACCTTCTTTCATACCTACCATAAACCTATCAAACTCTTCATCTGTCATTCTATCGAATAGATCTTGATATAGTTTAGTATTTTCATTACCAGCTACTATAGCACCTACATACTTTATTATATAATCTTGTACAGCTTTACGTTTAGTATTCATATCTACTATTACCTTTACTCTTATTAGAAAAAATCATCGATCTTGATATACTGTATAGATAAAAAAGGATCGGCTAGACTATATTTCAAGTCTAGCCAATTAGCGTTTACAAAAAGATCATATATATTACTTATCTTCTAGAGTAGCTTTAGCTTCCTTCTCTGCTTCTAAGAATAGTTCAAATACTTTATTAGCAGCTAAGTAAGGTACTACAACCTCTTCTATCTTCTCTATCCATTTATCATGTTTACCAGACATATCTATAGCAGAGAATACCATTTCAACATTCTCTAGCTCTAAATAGCTTCTAGCTCTTAATAGAATCTGTATAAAGAATCTATTAAGATTTACACGTTGTACTAGAGAGTGTGTATTAGCACACAATGCTACTATAGGATTCCTTAGAAAGTAATCTTTAGCTTCTGTAGATACTCTAGTTTCTATTATCTTAGCAACATGTGTTACTAAGTCTATATCATTATCTTGCCTTTTGAACCAATTCACAGGTTCTTTATGTTCTATCTCAACATCTGCAACATCGGTTACTATATTAGCAGCTGAAGTGGATATGTTATTTTCTAGCATAGCAGATCCTTAGTCTTAAAGAGTGGAGTACATAGTATAACGAACTTATCTATTAACTCCACTTTAGTTATAGTGTATTTATTTCTTTCGGTTTTCTTAAGACGCTTAGTAGCAATATTACAAGCATCTGGTATATTGTCAGTTTCCACAGTATGCGTCATAGTTTCGTACGTTAAAGTATTCTTAAACTCTACATCATACTGATTCATAAGTTACTTCTCCTTTTTCTTAGTATTAGTATTCTCACTAGTCTTAGATAACTCTTTCACTCTAGCATCATACCACCACGGTCTATATAACTCTTTTCTCATCTTTAAAAGATCTACAGTGTTAAGATATGGTACTGGATGTGAATATTGGTTAAGTGTCCAATAACCTCTAGTATCTAATAGGATATTCCAATCATAACCTAGTTTCTTAATATCTTCATAGAGTTCAGCTGGAGTACACATAAGTCCACTCTCTATGACCATTCTATGGTATGTAGCTAGTTGTAATAACTCAGCTGTTATATTAACAGCTCTTCTAAGTTTAGGATCAGTATCTAATTTAGATCTTACAGTAGTTCTAGATAGTGATACTTCTGGATATATATCTAGAGCATAGCTTCTATCAGAACCAGTTATACCGAATCCAGGTGTACCTGATTTATTCTGCCTTAAGAAATGAAACTCTGTTAGAGATGGTAGTACACCTTCAGATTGTGAAATAAGTACTTCTATATTACCACCAGATGGACCTGATTTAGATCTTAGTGTAGTTAATGTAACTTTATTAAGATCTGCTTTAGTAATATCATTAGGGTCTTTAGGATACTCTGGACCTTTAGTACCTTGGTTATAAAATAGGCTACCAGTATGTGCTTGATAAGCTATATTAGTAAGAAAACTAAACTTACTACCTACTGATTTAATACTATCACCTGTTTTAAGAAACTGTAACTTCTTAGAAGGTTCTTCCCAAGGTTGCATGCCCATATTAACCTTATCTCCAGTATGTGCTGTTAGTGTAATATAGGTACTAGACGCAGGACATCTACCTGGTAACTGACTTAAGAACTTAGTTTTAAAGTTACCTTGTTTCATAGCGTATGTATTAGTATCTTTAGAATCTAAATCTCCAGATAGCATCTCAGCTACAGAAGCTGCTTCAAACTCTGTAAAACTATCTATCTCTACAAATGTAGGTCTAGGTATAGACATAGGCTTATGTGTATAAGGATCTAATATACACTCTATAGTAACATAGTCTTTCTTATCTTTTTGTTTCTCTTCCATATACTCGAATAGTTTATCTCCCCATTCATTAGCAGGTAAAGAAGATTTATCCATAATGGTCCATATAGGATCATTACCTTGTATAGTACCTTCTCCTAGAGAAGGGAATTGAGCTGCAAAGTGCTCTAGTCTATCGAAGCTTATATTAACTTCAGTATCATAAGTTAATATATAAGTTTTAGTAGCTTCTGCTATCTTACTAGCAGCTGATAGAGTCATATAGTGTATAAGAGTACTTTTAAAGTTATTACCAGCACCTACTACACCAACTACTTGTCCTAATCCACCGTTATAGAGTGTCTCACCTTTAGCTCCTGTTATGATAGAAGCTGTTGGTATATCCATTAGACAACCTACTGGTATATATATTTTTGGTTTAGCTCTATTATCCATAGCAAAATTAAACATTCCAGCCATAATTATTTTATTAAACTCCTTTAGCATATCAAATTTTATATTCAATGTTTATTAAGTTTTTATAAAAAGTATCCTACCTAAGATAGCTTAGATACCTGATTTTCAACATACATTAGATAAGGAACCTCTGATGAAAAATATTTATAAAACATATAAAATATCTAAAGAGTTAACCCCTGATATGAAATATGCTATAGAGCAACTAACAGCTAATCAAGAAGGTTTTGGTAGTTTCTTAGTAGACGCTTCTAACTTCTTTAAGAAGAAAATAGATGCTATCAGAGGTGTGTTTGGTCTTAATAGTAAAAATGATACTAAAGAGATCTCTAAAGAGTCTAGTAAGCTATATAAAGATTTACAAAGCTATGATAAGCTAGTAAAATCTATAGGTAGTAAACAAGATAAATATGATGCTGTATCTAGTATTATAGTACCTTGGATACCTGGTGTTAAATCAGATCTATACACACTAGTAACTGGATTAAAATCAAATGTATCTGGTATATACGATAATGGTTTACCATACTTAGAAGAAGCAGATACATTCTTAGCTAAACTATTAGGAGATGAAGAGTATGCTACTTCTGTAATACCTAATAAAGAACTACTAGGTAAACTAAGTAGCTATAAAGATAGTACTACTAAATATCTTACAGATGTTATAGATGGTAGAACACTTATGGATAATAGAGAGCTTAAAGATGTAATACCTAACTTTAGCTCTGTAGAGGTTATACATAATAGCTTTAAAGATATGATAGTAGCTAAAGAACTAGAGAATGTACAACAAGTCTTTAATAAAGCAGAATCATTAGCAGCTAGAGCTAAAGAACTTTATAATAGAGTACAATCTAAAGACTTTACTATAAGCACTGTAAGAGCTAAAGAGATGGGTCCACTATTACAAGACTCAGCTGCTATAGTAACTAATATAGGAGCTATAGTAAGATTACTAGATGCTGGTGTTACAGTACATAAAGCAATACTACAAAAACTAGATAAGTTAATATAAAAAAATAAAGATATGCTATAGAGAGATCCTGTACAGGATCTCTCTATAGTTGTTATTTAAGTACCTCTACTAGAGGAGGTACTTTAGTGTCTAGACGTTCAGCTAGACTAGTTATTATCTCTTCTAGGTCATTTAGCTTAAGAAACCTATTGCAAATATAGGCGTCTACCTTATTACCATATTTTACATAAGTCCTATTCTCGAAGCCGCAATCAATACCATATTGTGTGTCCTCAACTTTTAACCTTAGTATATTGTCTAGTATGCCATATGAACCATACAAACGTACGCCGCATCGCTCTAAACGTTTATTAGCTTCTTCTAGATTATACTGTAGGTTTTCAACTGCTGCCCAGCTTTCCAATATACTAGAAAGCTTATTGAAGTCGTGTTTCTTTGCATCCACTAGAAACTCTGTTTCTACAAACGCATTTGTATATGTAAACACAAAATCACCTACTACGTTTAATCTGTATCTGATAAATGGCCTGCCTGATATCCTATTTCCTTTTATAGTAGTCATATCATCGGTATGGAAATATCCTCTTAAATACGGTACTACATCAGTTTCTAGGTTTATTCTATCCCATATACGATGTATAGCGTCTCTTTTCTCTTGCTCTTTTACTCTAGCTTCGATCAAACTGTTCCATCCTGGTAAGTAACTTTCTTTATTACCTACCAATATCTCGAATACCTCTTCCTCTTCTTCGATCTCGCTAAGATCTTCTTTAGGACTTGTTGTTATACTATCGACTAGTACGCAATAAGAATATTCATTGCAGTTTATTTTAGCAATCATGTCCTTTTCGCCTAAATTCTTTTGTAACTCAATGGCTTCTAGCGCCATTGAGTTAGTAATAGAAAAACTCATTATGTCTCCACCATTAACTCTGTAACCATTTAAGAAAAACTCTGTACTTTGCATTTTATGCTCCTTACGTTATTTATTTTAGCATTTATATATAAGCAGTAAGCTTTAAAGCTTACTGCAACTCTGACTATAAATAGTTCAGGTCATTATCTAATGAATGTATTTTAGGTACTACATTCGATAGATAAATTTTAGCTTGATAAGTTCTAGTGTCTAAGTTTCTGACCTCAGCCTGAACTTTATTAAGCACCTGAGCAGTAGCTAGTTGATTTCTAGTTACTGCTTTATTTTTAACCTTGTTAACTAATAGTATAACATTATCTTTATTATACATATAGCTCCTTTGGTTTAATATAGAAGTAAGATTAGGAAATACTCCTAATCTTACTTCTATATATATAATATATAACTGTTTTTCTGTCACTTTGACACCTAATATAATCCAGGTGTCAAAGTGCTATTACTAGATCTAATAACTTATACCTACTTGCTGTTATTCGTATCTATATTAACTTTAGTAGCTGTATTTTCATCAACATCGGTAGGTCTATCATCCTTACTAACATTATTTAATACGCCTTCTATGTATTTATTATAATCTTTTAAACTAGACCTGTTATCTATAAGCTTCTTTATCTCTGCCATTTCGTTCTCTAGTTCTTTAGTAGATTTATTTAGCTTACATATGTTATCATAGTAGCCTGCTACGCATACTATACTTAGCGCTATTACCCATATAGCACCTATAAATATTGAACATTTGATCAGTGCTGAAACTGCTCTATCAAAACTAATAGTAGAATTTATACCATCCCAGCACACTACTATACTGATCATAGTTAAAATAGATGCTATTACGAATACCATAATAGCTATTAACTTATAGACGTTCATGTTAAAGACTTGAAATTGCATCTTCTAACTCCTTATTAAAAATTTCTTTTTCTTCTTTATTTAACTCTAACTCATCTTCCATAAGCTTTACTATATTATATTTAGTTATAGCAAAAGCTTTATTCTCTACAGTCTCTAGTATATCTATCTTCTTAATAACTTCAGTATTAGTTTTAAACTTAAATACTAAGTTAGGGTATATATCTACTATAGACTTTAGATTCTTAAGTAATTCAGTATCATTCCTTAACTCTACTCTTATATTAGAACCATTAGGTAATCTAGCTACTTTCTTCTTAAGATCTTTAAGTATCTCTGTTTCAGTTTCATTACTATAGCTATATGTTAAAAATGGTAATGCTTTATTATTCTCTAAGAACTTGAAGCTATCATTACCATCTTTACCTATATGGAATAATATAGCACCTTTCTTCTCTTCTTCACCATGTGCTAACCTATCGAAACTACCTGGAGCTACTATACGTTCATATACAGACGATGTATGTATATGGCCTATAGCTATATAGTGCTTTACTATATCTAAGTAATCTGATTCTTTATGTACAAAATCCATATCTTTAAGTATAGGCATCTGATAGCTAAAACAACCATGCATAATAGCTATATCTACTTCTGCTAGTTTATTCTCTTTAAGTAACTTACCTACTTCTAAATAAGTATCAGAAGCTTTATGTCTAAACTCATCTGGTACATATAGTATGTTTATATCAAGATCTACCATATGTTCTATATATAAAGTATTTATATACTTATAGTCAGCATCTGGAGCTAGTTTACTAGCTACATCTGTAAAACTAGCTACCTGATCATTATCATGGCTAGGAGTACCATATAGTATCCTTAGTTTAATACTATTATCCCTACACCATAGTAGTGTGTTAGATAACCATGTCATAATGTGTCTATACTCTATAGATCTACTAGATAGTAGTCTATCGAATATATCACCTGCTATAAATAGTATATCTAGTTTTACTAGCTCTTTATGATAGGTTATAAAGAATCTTTCTAAGTTAAATATAATATTATCAGTATGGTTTCTAGGATGTCCTAAGTGTATATCTGTTAATACTAAATAGTTTATATCTTTTTTCATTCTGTAGTACTTCTATTTAAATCTACATAGAGTCTTTCATACTCTTCGTTATGAACTTTATCTCTAATATCAATTTCTTCTCGCATAGACTTATGCCACTTGTCATAATTCTCAGCTACCATATTAATAGCATCATATGCTTTATGCTCTAATAGGTAATGCATATAGAATGCACCTGCTTTAGGTTTAGGCATAACTTGTATTATCTTAGTACCTTTATAGTTATTACTATAAATATGCTCTTGTAAACCAGGTATCCACTCTACTAGTATTATTTCAGCATTAGATACTAATAAGTTAAGATCTATAGCTTTATAGTACTGTTGTTGATAACCACGTATAATATACTCGTTATCTTCTTTATCTTTTATATAGAGCTCTGGAAAGTCTCTAGGTGTAAATGCGTCTATAGTAAGATCTTCTCTATTATAAGATTCTCTTATAGTATTCTTAAGATCTTCTGTTATAAGTCCAGGATAGCATATATAGATTATCTTATTCCAACCTTTAAACCTTTTAGTAAACTTATTTACTCTCTCTAAGTCTTCTTTTACCAACATACGTAAAATCCTTTTAAATTAAATTTTAAATCAGTCTATAGAGCTATTCTATAATAAAACAGACTCTAAGTTGAACTGATGATTAAATATAAGGAATATAGATATGATATTAAGATTATCAGATTGGAATAAGTATCCAAAAGCCATAGTGGATACTAAAACTACTAATAAAAGTTTTATACGTGTAGCACAGATTTATAAAGCTATGGGAGTAGAGAACCATGCTTTTCTATTAGCTTTACATAACCCAGATTTACAAGGTGTAGATCCATTCGATCCTAACCTTACTACAGACCAACGTTATGCTATAGTTACTGAAGTATCTGAAAACCCATGGTATTTCTTTAGAGAGATTATAAGGATACCAACTTCTGGTACACTAGCAGGTATATCTTTTATAGCTAATAGAGCAAATATAGCTTACTTATGGTGTTGTTTTAACCACTTGACTACTATGATTATCATGCCTAGACAAACTGGTAAATCAGTTGTTGCAGATAGTTGTAATACCTATATGCTTATAGCAGGCGGTACCAATATTAAGATGGTACTCTTTACTAAAGATAATGGTCTACGCGTATCGAATATAGAGAGACTTAAATCTATATTCGATCTACTACCATGGTATATTAACACTAGAGATAAATCAGATAGTAACAATACAGAGAATATTACTATAAATTCTCTTAAGAATAGATTAGATACTGTAGTTGGACAGAATACATTAGCAGGAGCTATGAAGGTAGGCCGTGGTCTTACAGTTGCTATACTTCAGGTAGATGAGTTAGCTTTTATACCACATGTAAAAGAATCTCTAGAGACAGCTCTAGCTGCTACTGGTGCTGCTAGAGAGAATGCTAAGAACTCTGGTTCGCACTACTATAATACCTATACTACAACACCAGGTTATATTAATACTGAAGAAGGAGCCTATGCTAAGTGGATCTACGATGGTTGTGCAAGGTGGACTGAAAAGTTCTTAGACTTACCTAATCAAGATGAACTTAACGATACTATACGTAAAAATACTAGACGTGGTAACTTATCAGTACTTATAGAGTATAACCATAGACAACTAGGTAAAACAGATGAATGGTTAAAAGAGAGAATATTAGAAGCAAATGCTACTGGAGATAGAGCTGAAGCTGACTTTCTTAATAAATGGTCACAAGGTTCAGCTGCTTCTCCTATTTCTAAAGAGAATCTAATAAGACTAAGAGATTCTCTTATGTCTAAGAAGTATGTAGACATCTCTACAGAAGGCTATGTTATGAACTGGTATGTAGAAGAGGATGAAGTACTTAATGGTTTACCAGGTAGACAAGTAGTGCTAGGTATGGATAGTTCTGAAATGATAGGTAATGACTATACTGCTTTATGTGGTAGAGATGTATCTACTGGAGAAGTACTCTGTACTGCTATCATAAACGAAACTAACGTACTTACACTATCTAACTTTATAGCTAACTTACTTATAAAGTATCCTAATATGACATTCATACCAGAAGCTAAATCTACTGGTGTAGCTATAATAGATACTGTAGCACAAATATTTATTAGTAAAGGATATAATCCGTTTACTAGGATATTTAACTATATAGCAGATGAAAGAGATACTAATAAAGAGTATGCTAAACTATGGGATAATATAAGTAGAGGATTTGGTCTATCTGATATTTATAATAAGTATAGAAGAGAATTTGGCTATAGGACATCTGGTGTTGGTAAGAACTCTAGAGATAACCTATATGGTACTGTATTCAATAGTTCTATTAAGTATACAGCACACTTAGTAAGGGATAACGAACTTATTACAGAGCTAGAGTCTCTTGTTATAAAGAATGGTCGTATAGACCATCCGAATGGTGGACACGATGATTTATGTATAGGATTTCTCTTGCCTTATTACCTGTTAACACAAGGTAAAAACCTAGAGTCTTATGGTATAGATACCTCTAAAGTACTATCATCTGTTAAGATAGCTATAAGCGATGAAAATGGCGGTCCAGTAGAAGAATATAAACGTATTAAACAACAACGTATTAAAGATGCGTTAGAAGTATACTTAGACCGTATGAAGAAATGTGAAGATCCATATATAAAACAACAATTAGCTACTAAAGCTAAATCCCTATATGATACTCTAGATGAAGAGTCTATAGTAGCCTTTAACTTACAAGATCTATTAAGTAAGGTTACTGATGAAGCTAGGATTAAACGTATAGGTAATATAAAGAAATACGCATTCTAAAGAATATATTAAATAGAGTAAGAGTACAGTTAGTACTCTTACTCTATATCTTTTTTAATTATAATATTCATATACTACTATACCAGCTACTATAATAACAAATAAAGCTATACAAGCTATAGGTATCACTTTAGATTTCTTCTTAGGTTCTTCTTTAGCTTCTACTTTATTCACAACTTTAGTTTCTGGTTGTACTGGTTGTGCTTTCTCAGGATCGCTTACTAGCTCTTTGATAGGCTCTTCTTCTAGTTTACCAGGTACTACTGGAACAGATTGTTCTTCCTCTATACCAAAGTGCGCTAATACAGTTTCCCAACCAGGTATGTTCTTTTCAGACTTACTATGGTAAGCAACTACTCTTGGATCCCTATAAAGCTCTTGTACATCATCTAGTACTTCAGCTTCATTCTCTACATCGTCGTTATTTACTCTATAGCATACTAAACCAGTAAAGTCTATATAGAACTCATCTTTATTAGACTTATAATATACTTCAGTATCTACTATAGTAGAAGTAATAACTTCTCCGTATTCCCTCGACTCTACTATCTTAACTTTAAAGCTTATAACTTCTTTATCTACAGTTATAGGTTTTAATATTATGTTATATAGTAATGTCTTCTCGTTATAGTCTTTAGGGTATTGCTCTTTAACGAATATAATATTAGATAGTTTATTATCTAATACTGGTTGCTCTAGTAATAAACTACCATCTTCGTTAAATCTTAACCCTACTAACTTAGATAGTGGTAATACTACATTCTCAGCTTTTATAGCTTCGTCTAGTTTAGCACCATCTTGTAGAATTTCGTATTGTGACATAATTCTCCTTATGTTTAAATGTATTTCCTAGCTAGAAAATCAAGAATTTTTATAAATAGAGCTAGCTATTACTAGATAAGTATAGAAAGGAGTAATAAGTGGAATATGAAGTAACTAAAGAGCTTAATAAACTTCCTACTGATAGAGGTGCTATAGTAGGTAGAGAATGTAAGTTTGTATCTTATGTTCCTGAAGATGATCGTATAGATAGAAAAGACATGCACTATGTAAAAGAGGTAGTAACGTTTGAAGATGGTTCTTCAGTACGTAACTTAAGACCTATGCCTAACTATAAACGTTCATTTTGGGTTACTAAAGAGTTTAATAAAAATCATAAACAGAAGAAAGAGACTGAAGATATAGCTAAACTAAATAGGTATACTTGTACTCAATCAGAGTTACCTAGAGTAGCAGCTTCTAAGTTAGGTTCTAAGTATGTAGGTTGTAAGGCTATGAGAGATATAGCTAACGATCCATATCTGTATGGTACTGATATAAGAGCTGCAGATGAAATAATGTATAAGTATACTAAGAAGTATCCTAATTACAGTTCTCCTAATATAGTATGTGCATTAGATATTGAGACTAATACTCTTACAGATGAAATTATACTTATATCAGTCTGTATGGAAGATAGAATATTTACTACTATATTAGAATCATTTCTACCACATCAGGTAGATGTAACTAAGATATTAGAAGATATGGCTAGAAAGAACTTTCCGGATAGAGAAGTAGCTAAGACTATTAAGTTAGAATATAAGATATGTAAAACAGAACTTGATGTAATAAGAGATGCTATTAATAAAGTACACGAGTGGCAACCAGACTTCTTAGCTATATGGAACATCAGTTTCGATATACCTTATATAGTAGATAGACTTAAACAGTATAATGTAGATCCAGCTGAAATCTTTTCGGATCCTAGACTACCTGATAACTATAAGTATTTTAAATGGAAATCTGGTACAACACAGAAAGTAACTGCTTCTGGTAAAGTTAAACCTATGGCTCCACAAGAGCAATGGCATACAGTAGAAGTACCAGCTACATTCTTTCTTATAGATGCTATGTCAGCTTATAACTTTGTAAGATCAGGTCAAGCTCTTAACCCAGGTGGTTATTCTCTTAATGCTATCATAGAGACTAACTTAGGTAGTAAGTTTAAGAAACTGCATTTTGACGATCCTAACACTAAGAACTTAACTAACTTAGAGTGGCACCAGTATATGGTAGCTAATAAACCATTTGAATATGTTATATATAACCAGTGGGACACACTAGCTATGATAACATTAGATAATGAAATACAGGATCTTAAGATTAAGATAAGAGCACTATCTGGTATAGCAGATTATAGTATATTTAATAGTGGTCCTAAGAAGATCATTACAAATATGTTTTTCTTTAACTTAGAACGTGGTAGAGTTATGTCATGTAGACCTGCTATAACTAAGGATGATGATGAAGATGATGAGTCAGCTGTGCAAAGCTTAGCCAATTGGATATTAGATTACAATTACTGTCCAATAGAAACTTCTTTAATTGCTGGAAACCCTTATAGTAAGGACAATCAGCAGCCAAGTCTATAGTATATCTATAGAAAGGTTCAGAGACTAGTAAGACTATAGTTAGAACACTATAGCGTACCTTAAATAGGGAAATGGGAAGATATTATACTAGTATAATATAAGATATAGTCCGACACTTATAGTAATATAAGATAACAGTAGTAGAGTAATGCTAGAGATAGACCAGATCTATCCTTCCGGCGTGAATCACGTTGGAGATTTTTACGAAAATGATCATGACCAGATGATTAAAGAATATGTTTTTGATGCAGATTAACTAACGTGCTATCGAGTCTGCCTGCTAAGTGATTAGTAGTAAAATACTCTTCTAATTGCTGGAAACTCCTAAAGACTTAAGTACTCTTAGTAGTAACAATCTTAAGTATGTAACAATGGACAATCAGCAGCGAAGCCTAACGTAAGTTAGGAACGTTCAACGACTAGTAAGACCAGTGCTAGAACGTATTGGCATACCTCGTAAGAGGGAAACGGAGAGATTCTATATAGGTATAGAATAAGATATAGTCTGAAGTTTATCGAAAGAAAAAACAGGTAAAATGCGTCAGTGAGCGCGTACCCTTCATGCAATTTAGCAGCCAATGTTTCTAGGGATACGTCCGTGCGTGAGCTCTTGGAAGTAGAAGGTTTAGACTTCGAATCTGTAGTCAAATTGGAGAACATCAACCTCCTTATAAATAAAACTAACTCTGTACAGTACATGTCTAAAATGTGTAATTTTCCTACGTTAGAGCAGCTAGATGGACTTATAAAATAAAAAAGGTTACTATAGAGTAGTAGTACTGTTTACACGGTACTACTACTCTTATTTTGTTTATATCATTCAGATACTATCTTATAAGGAAACATAGCATCTGATAAACTACTACTAACTCCTACATTAGGTAACTCTAAGCTATATATATTACCTAGCTTCTTAAAGTAGCTACTTAAGTTATTATGGTTTAACATAAGTATACCAGCTACCTTTTCATATTTATTAGCTCTAATGTAATCGTTATACTCTTCTATACTTACTACACCTACTATACCATCTTTAGTATCTATATAGCATAGTTCTTTACTACTATCTAAGTTAGCTATCTTCATAAGCTTACTATTACTAGTAGTTACCTTTATTATAGTATCTTGTATATCTAAGCTATTACCTATTAGCTCATACTCACTATCTCTATTATCTACTATAGAGTTAAGTATAGGTTCTGTTATCTTAGTTATAAAATAACTATCTACTTTACCTATAAACTTATATACTATATCATCTTGTATCTTATCTACAAATATTACTTGTTCATAGTTCAATATCATTACCTCCTAACTATATAAAAAATATACTAATATATTACTATAGAAGTAGACTCTATATAGAGCTACTCCTATAGCTTACTCTTAGTTATAAGTTATTAATAGTTCACAGCCTGCTACCATTAGCGCTAAACAGCCTACTATAGCAAATAGTATAGCTAGTGTATCTACTGTTTTATCTAGCATCTTAACCATTTTCATTTACCTCCCTATATAGTTATATTTAGATTTTAGTAACTCTAGTACCTAATCCTACTAGAGCTAATAAACCACCTACTACTAACCAACCTGATAACTCTAATAGAGTTATTCTCTTTTTATTCTCTTTCATTACTCTATAACCTTTCTACCATATTACACTATCTTTAAACATCATAATAGTAGCTAACACACATACTACAAAAGTAACAGTTACAGTAGTTACTATATCTTTTGCTGTTAACTCATGTTCATCGTAGCTATTCTCGTTCATATCTGCATAATTAGCTATTATATTACGTAAATTTTTCATAACACAACTCCTTAATATAACATATTTTACATATAGGCTTATAGAGAGCATTTAGAGCCTCTCTAAGCAACGATCTATCTCTATTAGGATAGATTATACCAACCATACTTAGATCTCTCTCCTAGAGCTCTCTAAATGAATTCTAATAAACTATTAGCTAATATCAATAAGCTTTAAACCCACTAAGGCTTAGTATATGCTGTAAGCCTTCTGATTTACTAAGATTCATAAGTATCTTATCTCTAGTAGTTCTATAGCTCCATTTCTTCTCTAGAGCTATATTATACAACTCTCTCTTATACTTAGTATCTACACCTCTAACCATATGATCATCTCCCATTATAAAGTATACTATATCGTTCATAGGTAGTATACTAAGATCTAAACTACCTAGTGCATGATATTTAGTATACCATAAGTGGTTATCTTTAAGTACACCTGTATGTGACTCTAATAGAGTCATATAGTTACTCTGCAATAGATCTATAGGTAAGTGTGTAGTAATAAGACTATTATAGGTTATAGTCTTATCTAACCTATAACCTTTACTCTTAACTACTTCTGTATAGTCTATAGCTTCTAAATATGGTTTAAATAGCTTAATAGCAGTTATAGTATTTTGTATATACTTAATGTTAATATCTTTACCTTTATTAAAGTTCTTAATAAGGTAATCATATTCTGGTACTATTAACTTAAAGTAGTTATCTTTAAGGTTAGTAGTAGCTAATAAACCTTTAAGTATATAGATCTCTTGTTTAAGTACATTAGATATAAGTTCTGCTACTAGCTTAGGCTCTGTAGATGCTATAGCAGTTCTATCTTGTAAAGAACTAATGATATTACGTATAAGAGTATAACCATTAATAAGATAATAGTTATACTTATTAAGATCTACTCTAGGTGGTATAGGTCTTTCACTATCATATCTATCTGTAGTAGGATCAAATAGTGATTCTAATAGTAAACCAGTACCTATAGATATACCAAATGAAGTAGTAGTTCTATCTTGTAATAGATTAGTAAACTCTTTTCTATTCATGGTTACTCCTTTCTATGCTCTTATTAAATATACTAAAAATAGTAAATATACTAGTACTAGATTTCATTCTAGTACTAGTATACTGTTACTTTATGAAGTAATTTAGTATTATTATTTTATTTATGGACAAATGACTGATAATAATAATAATAATAATGGGACGCTTCGCGTCCCTAACTCTTTTTATCTAGGTAATCTATTTCATATAGGTATAGCCCCAAGATCCGCTTCGCGTCTCTTCTCCTCTAGTTGGTCTTCTTCGGTCGGTATACGTCCATATCCTCACCTCGTGCCTCGTTTCGTCTATAGTCCGTATCCCCTCCCTCACTCCTACTCCTACCCCCTAGAATCTCGTCTAGGTCATAGCAGTGTGTAGTGTGTAGAATATACCTATATGAAATGAGTTACTAGCACCTATTAAGTAAGCAGACAACTAAAGTTACAATAGTAGTAAAGATATACAGAACTACTAAAGTAAGTTCACTATATATACAATAGAAATAAAATAGATATATACCTAATATACCAATAAGTATATATCTATATACTATCATAGAGTGTAACGATATATGTATAGTATATAGATATAACATTAAATAGATTAGATACGTAGTATCTATCTACCTATTAGAAAGACTAGATACGAAGTATCTATATACCGATTAGATAGGTTAGATACCGATAGGTATCTATCTACCGATTAGATAAAATAACTTTATAATAAAACTATAGCTACTAGATATACCATAAGGTATATCTAGTAGTGTTTATATAGTTATCTAGTAAAACTATAAGAACTATTTAGCTCTCTTAACAAAGTAGTTATATCATTTCTTACTATAGTTAATCTATTAGGATTAGCTATAAGAGCTTTTATATCAGCTTCTCTATAGTACTTAGTACTACTTACAGTAGCATCATCTAGAAAAGTATCTTCATCTAGAATAGTAGCTTCATCTAGAGGTGGTACAGATATAGTACAAGTTATAGTCTTAATATCTGGATTATACTCTACAGTAAGTTCTATACTATTATGTAATATACTAGTATCAGATTCTTTATAATAACCATTAAGTATAAAGTAACTAGTATTAGGTTTATCTAATAGATAACAAACTAAACCAGATGCTATAGGATCTACATAGTTTAAATCTACAGTAGCATAACTAAGATCTTCTGTAGTCTTATAGCTTATATCAGATAGATACTCTCCTAGAGTAAATATACTTTCAGTATCTATATACTTATCTTTTATAGAGTTAAAATAAGGTATATCAGATAGTATATCTATAGTATCAAACTCTAAGCCTAAATCTTCTCTACGTTTATATAAATAAGATTGATCATACGGTAGTATGTAACCACCATCTTCACCTCCATGATACTCTGCTAAATCTATTGGATTATTAGTTAACGTAGATATACCTACAGAAGTTGGTGTAGCACCAACTGTTAACATATGTATAAGCATCTTATAGACCTTTTAGGTTACTATCTTCAGTATCTTTAGTATACTCGTCTAGAGTAGCTTCTGCTTGAGCTCTAGATGCTTCATCTGCAGCTAGTAGTTCATCCCATGCGGCTGATACACGATCTGATGCATCATTAACCATATCCTCTACTGCTGTTATAGTTTTACCTATACCATCTTTACCTACTTTATAACCTACTGCAAATATAGCTGCTGCTGCAACTGTTTTAAATATGAAATTAAACATAATATTCTCCTTATATGTATATGTACTCTATATGGCGGTATAGAGTAACTAAATAACTTTAAATACTAACTTATACTAATAACGTAAATAGATTAAGTTGTTTATTAAAGTAAACTGTAACTGTGCCATTATCTCTATTAGGGTTCTTATTATAGAGCTTAAATATAGATAGTCCTGTAGTATTAACTATATTAGATAGTTTAGTAAACTCAAAGCTACCTATATGGATTTGAAATAAGCCTGGTGTTCTAAAGTTAACTGTCCATGCTCCTTGATAGAATACTATAGGAGTAACATAAGATAACTCGAAAGAGATACCAGTAGTCTCATATCTTTTAATAAATATAGAGCTATTAGATACTAGAGCATTAGCTATAGAAGTAGCTAAGTTATTAAGTTCTTGTTCTACTAGACTATATGTACCATGCTGGTTAAGTACTTTAACAGCATCGTGGTAATCTTCGTCTATAGCATCTATATTTAGATCTGTATTACCTACATAACGTACTATAGTAGTAAATAGTGTAGTAAGTTTAAGATAGATAGCTTCTATAAACTTAGACTGTGTTCTATTAGTAGTAGAGTGTAACATATTAAGAACCTCTAATAGTTCTCCCATAGTAGTAACAGAACTTAACTTAGATTTAACAGCATCTAGTACTAGATTAAAATCAGTTAGCTCTTGTTCTATCATATCAGATGTATAGTTAAGTCCATCATAGCAGACATAACCTGTTACTGTATCTAATAGAGAGTAAGCTTGGTATTGATCTAGAGTTAATCTATTTAAGTAATAGAAAGACTCAACTTCATTGCTTCTTAAGAGTGAAGAGCTAGTGTAGTCACTAGCTTTAAAATCTCTAATAGTCATATTTTATATCTCCTTACGTTAAATGTTAATATCAACTGGTTTAGATACTACCTTATAATGGAATGTATCAACTGTACTACGCATAATGATTATAGTTACCATAGTATCTGTATTGAATATAGTTAATCTAGTATAATCACCTTTCTCTGGTAATAATGTATCTAGACTATTAAATAAAGAAGAGTAACTATAACGATGTAGTTTACCTATAGTATTAGATAGATAGAACTCTGTATCCATAACTTCTGGAGAATATAGTAAGATACCATCTGTTTTATATTCATAACCATAAGCAGTAACACCTAGTTTATCATTATTAACTACTTTAGTATTATTAGCAACCTCAGCAGCTTGGTTATAAAGCTCTTTAAGAGCGTTATCTATAAGTACTCTATCTGCTATAACATCTATACACTTGTCTACAGCTGCTAATATATCTTTATAGTCTAGTAGTATAGTATCTATATCACCTTGTGCAGTCTTAGGGTTAAGAGATAGATATAATCTAGCTAGATCTGTTAAGTTACTATAGATATGCTGTAGATCAACTTTACTATCTACTTTAGAAGTAGGTACTGTATATAGATTCTTAACAGTATAAGATACTCTAGTTAGTACATTACGTTGTATAGTATCAGATTCATTTGTACTAGTTAATATAGAACGTACTATATTAGGTAATACAGTATTATACTCTCTAGTAGAATCAGTAGCTGGTAAGATAGGATATGTATCTTCTTCTCTACCAGTTGGATTACTTACTTCAGAGTTATAAGTAACACCTTTAGCTGCTAAATAAGGTATAGCTTTCTTAACTTGTCTTACTGGTTCTGGTTGTACCTGTACAGTTTGTATCTGTTGTACTTGTTGTACTGGTACTGGATTAGTATTAGCTTGTATAGTATTAGAGTTACTATACTTAGATACTCCAGCATCTGTATTCATAGCAGTGTTATTATAGTTATAGTTATTGTTACTATAAGCCATCATAGACTGCTGTACCATAGGTCCTGGTACTACCATAGTAGGTTGTACAGCTCCATATACGTTATTACCCATATTTGTATACATCATATTGTTATTTCCTCCTAATATCTCTTTTATCATATTGTCAGCTTGTTGTATAGCTCCATCTAGGTATATATTTACATTATTACTATATGCAATACCTAATGCTGTATTATACTTACTAGATGCTAATGTATTAAGTATACTAGCTGCTGAAGCTCTAATACCATTTTTCATAAACAGATCTATATAGTTATATATAACTAAGTTGACTATTAGCTTAATAGATAGATCTGCTAAGGCAGGGGATCTATCTCCCTGCCTTAGCATGTTATTTAAATTGTATTCTATATTATTCGTACTAGCTATGATACTACTCAGCTTCTGATTCAGCAGCATCATCTGTTGTTGATTCAACATCATCGTCCTCTCTTTCTTCGTTATTTAAATCTTCTAGCATATCATCATTAAGAGCTTTAAGTTCTTCTGGTACATTATCAGCATCTGTTACACCACGTAGAGCATGATCTAGTTTCTCTATAGAAGCTTTAAGATGATCTGGTATGATAATATGTCCAGTAGCTTCATCCCATTGGCCCCAAGGATTAGCTCGTAGGCTTGGTGATGGTGCTGCTTTGATTAAGTATAGTAAACTACCAAAACAGAACATAGGAGCTGTAAGTGTTCTAATGTTATCTGGGAATGGAGATTTACCACCTCTATATACACCTTCACCTCTATTTTGATTCTCTAGCTGTGAAGTAGCTTTATAGTAGAAGCTATCATTACTAATATCAGCTTGTGCTAATGCTAGGTTAGGAGTTACTGATTTAGTAAGACTATAGATTATCTTCTCGGATATATTTATATTAAGAACTTTCTTAACTTCTTCTCTAGATGGCGTACCATTACTAGATTTCTCATTACGTTGGTTAAGTTGTTTAACAGCCTTATTGAATCCTATTATGATAGCATAACATATATAGTAGTTAAGATCTAAGTGTATATGGTTAAGATTTCTATTATACTCTTTAGCATTATTAACACTAGTATAATATATTCTTATAATATGCACTAACATGTCCCAGAAGTTATGTATATCTAATCCTATATTAACTAGCTTCTCTTCTATAATCTCATCTACGTAGCTATTTACAGCCGTAATATGCTCTCTAACATCAGATCTTATCTTATCTACTGTTATGCCAGTTTGATACATAGTACGACCTAATATGTCTCCCCATACTTTCTTTTCAGCTTCTTTAGCTTTCTTATAGAGAAATGCTAAGTTATTATACTCTTGATCAGATTTAGACTTAGGTTTACCATAAGCTATTAGATTCTTCCAAGCTCTCTCTTCAGCATCTATAGCTTTAGCCATATCTTGTTCTATATAACCATTGATCAGATCAAAGCTAGTTATGATACCACCTATAATATTACTTATAAGACTATCACGATCTATCTCTTTCCTAATAAGAACTTTCATACAGTGTTGTCTATATGCAACACCTTTATCATAGAGTCTAGGTTTTTCACCTACAGTACTAAATATATTGTACTCTGGATATTTATCAGGTGTATATTCGTTATTAGGATCATATCTTACAAATAGATCATCTGGTGTAATATCTGTATACTTAGATAGAGTCTTTCTAAGTCCATATCTACATAGTAGATATAAACCTAATGGAGTCTTAGCATCTTTACGCATTTTATCTTTAGCACCAGCGTTAAATATAGCTGCATATAGTATCCTAAGTAACTCAGGCTCACTAGCTCCATTTAGTATGACTCTACGTTGTTCTGAAGTAACATTGATCTTATCTCTATGTAATCTTACGAAGATCTTATCTGGTTTAACAGATATAACTAAGTCAGTTACTACTGGCATAACTACATATTTAGTACCACTAATAGTAAATATATTACCAGCTTCTGCATATGGTAAGTATATATACTTAGATAGTTTCATTCCGTTATATTCAAACTGAAACTCTACTAGCCTTACATTATTCTTAGCTATATCTGCAGATCTATTACCTGCTTTAGGTAATGTATCTTCCATAAGTTCTTCTTCTGGAGTACATATCTTATAACCAACATATTTAAAATCTATACTAGGATCTACTTTAGCCATACTGATTCTAATCATTCTGTCTAGGTACTTAGGTATTGCTTTAAATACATCTTTAACTATACCACGGACGAACCTATGGTTCATCTGTGGCGTATGTTCATCAAGTGCTTTTGCAAGTAAACTATCCATTTTATTCCTTTTACGTTAATTTAACTTTCTATTTAATATAGGATTTTTTAAATTTTAAAATCCTTTAGCAAGATTCCATAGTGATACTAAACTAGATAGTCCAGATGCTAGTGATTTAAGCAAATCAGCACCTAGAGAGTTACTCTCTCTAAGTGCTTTAGCTTTATCATTAACGTGTTTAATCTTCTCTAGCTCTATACTATAAACTTGCTTAATAGAACTTGCTATACAATCCTGTATAGCCTTCTGTTGGTCTAGTGTTAACTTAAGACAATCTATATAGCTCTTCTTAAGATCATTCTTAGATTTCTCATATTCAGTATCTGCTCTATGATAATCTGTATCGAATTTCTTAATAGCTATAGTCTTATCATCTAGACCATTACTTATAGCTTCTATAGGTTTACTATAGATACCTAACTCTTCTAGTTTACTATCTGTTAATGGATATACCTTCTCTTCGAAACTATTATCAGTACTACCTTTAATAGCTACTACTATAGCAGACCTACCAGTTTTACTCTTACATACTGGTATAGGATGTACATTACCAAATACTTTAGTATAATATGTTCTACCTAGGTATTCAGACTCTGTAGTCTCTATTAAGATACTGAAGCCAGTACTGCTACTAGCTCCAGTATCAAGATCTACTCTATTTCTATTAACAACATTATAAGGATGGCTAGCATTAACACTAGGCATCTTATCGTTTAGTACTATAAAAGTATCAGTCTCTTGGTCATAGTAGCTATTTTTCTCTTCTAGCTTACTAAGTGGTATGAATACTATATCTTCAGCTTGTATACCATTAGCTCTTAGTAACTGAGTAGCAGTTCTAGCTCTATTTTCTTCTAAGTTATATCTATAACCATTGCAGAAGTGTTTCTCGTAGTTATCTCTAGTCCATGTAGATACTATTAGATTAGGATCTAAACAACCAGCTAATAGATAGTTACCATATTCATAGTTCTTACCAGTTATAAACTTACTTATAATACCTTGGTTACCTAAACTTAACTCTATATTACCTTCTGATAACTTAAAGCTACTAAGTCTTAACTCCTCTTCAGTAGGGTTCTTCTTAATAACAAAGTTACTTACATTACCAGTATAAGACATTAGAAAGTTATTATAATCCTCTCTAGTTAGTATCTTATCTCCAGTAGTAATATTAAGTAGCATATCGTCTTTCTTACTATGGCTATATACCAACTCTTTCCAAAGTTTAATATTAGCCTTATCAGGACTATATTGTAGTTTCTTATTAAGTATACTACTATCTATACCAGAGTTAAATAGGTTACAAGTACCAAAGTTCATACCTAGTTTATATTTCTCTATGAATCTAATATAAGCATCTGCATAACTATCTATATTAGTATCATAACCAGATAGGTAGCTATGTACATTAGGTATAACACCATTATTGTTTATTAATGGTTTATAGCACTCCATAGGAGTATTACTATTAGCTATAGCAACAGCTTCGTTAAATAACTTTTCTAGATCTTCCATAGGCTTACCATCATTATCTAAACCAGTATTAGTAAGATTAGGTCTACCGAATACGTTTCTAGTAACTATAAATATACCTTTCTCATCTACAGAACCATTGAATAAAGTTTTAATAGCATCTGTAAATTCATACTTAGGATATACCATAGATGGTCTATTTCTTCTATCTAATGTATGGAATACATGTTCTTCTGGATTTACATTGGTAAATACATATTTAATAGTATTCCACTTATTAGAATCAATATCACCTTTAAGATCATTATTAACTATCTTAATATCGAAGAAACTAGCTACATCAGATTCATAACCAGTAGTTATCTTAGCTAGTTTACCATCTTTATTAATAATCTTCATAGACTCTAGTTCACTATCACACTTAGTTCCAGTAGCTATAAGCTCATTAACTTTACTATAATCACCAGTTACATTAGCTTCAGCTTTAGCTCTAACTAGATCTTTATCTACTTTAGCTTTAAGTTCTAGTACAGTCTTATAAACTGTATAGTCTTCTTCTGTAAGATCATCTACTACTATAGATTTAAATCCAGAACTAGCAAAGATCTTATTAGCTATACCTCTATAAGTATCAGTACTTACACTATCAAAACCAGTATTAAGAGTTGCTCTTAATACACCTTCACTATCTCTTAGTCTACTAGATACTAATTTAACGGCTACTGCTAATGAAGCTAATACCATAGTACCTAATATATCACCAGTATAAGAACCTTTTATAGTATTTTCATAGACTACTTTCTCTACATCTACTTTCTCTACTACTGGTTCTTCTTTAACAGTTTTAACCTCTTCTACTACAGGTAGTGGGTTACTAACTATTCTATTCTCAGGAGCTACGTATATAACTCCATTATAACCAGATTCATTAGCTAATCTTCTTACTAATGGATCTTTACTTAATCTAGGATCGTAGATCTTATTCTCTTCTCCTAAAGTAACACCTTCTACTTTAGGTTTACGTAATGGAGTACCGTTGTCTGTAACTACGGTACCATCCCAATACATCTTAGTATTAAGATCTCTTTCAACATCTTTTATCCCATACTCCTGTATAGGAGTTTCTACTACATCTGGAAATGGTTCTTGACCTATAGTTACCATTTTAGACTCCTTATATTTTAATATAAGCTAGTAGAATAGATAAAGAATTTAGCTATTATTCTCTATATTTTACTAGCTCTAATAGAAAATATTATATATACTTTCTATATAAATAATATCTAATTGAAACTACGCCACTCTGATAGCCTAATGAGCTATCAGAGTGACTTATGTCTATTTTAACCAACTAGTCTAGTTAACTGGTGGTTAAAAGACTCTAAATAAGGTATAACATTTAACTGTTGCTGTTCTAAAGCTGTATTAGAATGTTGTTTAGCTGCTACTAAACTATCTATAGCTTTATAAAACTTATTTAGAACTGGGTACGGTAGATTACATTTGTCTATTCGAGTTCTTATAGACTTAATTAAATAATCTACTCTAGATTCAATAGTTCCTACTTCGAACATGTTATCGAATCTTTCAGAAACCATAGTCTTTATCCTCCTTTCATAAACGGAGTAGTACAGATACCATATAGGTATCTGTACTACTCTCTATATTAATAATATCTAGTTAACATTATTTCATTCTGATATAAAAAATATAGACTACTAGTAGGATGTTACTCCTACTAGTAGTCTTATAGTGTTATTAGGTTATAGCTTATAGCTAGCTATTAGAAGCTAGTTACAACCTTGTAACCACGGATGCACTTTTTAAGAGTCTCTGTAATACCCTCAATATCGAACTCAGCTACGATTGGTAGTGATGGGATGTAAGAGAATCTTGGCTCAATGTGTAGCTCTTTAACAGTGCTGTTAGCTCTTGTAGTTTGAACTTCACGGTTGAATGGTGGTGTATATAGACCGAAACCGAAGTTTAGAATATCAGGAGCTGTGTTTCTATCTGGGTTGCTAGGGTTAATAAAGCTAACGATAATTTTCTTATCCATTAGTGGGTTGCAAGTTGTTACAATAACAGCATCAGTATCGTGTGTTAGTGTAAATGTGTTGCTGCTTACGCTAGCATTTACAGATGGTTGTAGTTGTTGACCTAGGTATCTAGCTACATAAGGGTTAGTACCGATTACAACTGTTTTTCTTACGCCTGGAGCTAGTTTCTCAAATACGTTAGTATAGTTAGACTCAAGACCCATTACAGTTACTACGTCTGCAATCTTATTCAAGATGCTAGCAGCAATATCTTGGATTCTCTCGTAGCTTCTTAGGCTATCTGTGTTCTCATTAACTTTTAGTGTCTCTTTATGGAAGAATGGAACATAAGCAACATCTGCATGTGTTCTAGTTAAAGCTGACTCAAGAGCTTTAGCTTCTTTAAGATCACTTAGGTAGCTTGTAAATCCAACAAGTGTATTTACAGCGTTAACACTCATAAGCGCGCTTACAGCTAGAGATTGTTTTTCAACTGTCTCTGCAATAGCATCGTTATCTTCACCAGTCATGTTGAAGATTGGTTTAAGTACGTTAAAGCCACTTCTGAACTCGCAGATGTGTCTATATCTTCTGCTTACAGAGCTTAATAGGATACTTCTCTTTCTGAAGTTGCTATTTGTAACAGCTACGTCAAGATCATAACCAACTACTGACATTTTAGCAACAGCTTCTGCGATTTGTTGGCCAACACCAGTTTTAAGATCAGTTACAATAGTACCATCGTCAACTTTCTTAATCTCTAGAATGTCTAGTTTAGTAGCATTAAGTTTGATAGTACCTTTATCAGTTCTTACAGAACCAGTAACAGCAAGCTCAACTTTGACAGCATACTCATCACCAGCTGCTAGTGTAGCGCCGAATAGAGCATTATCTGTATTCTCTTTATCTTGGAAGTCTTTGCTAGACTTAGTATTAAGAACGAATTCACCGCTGAAGTTAGCAGTAAGCTCTTTGTTCATACCTTCTGCAGGTAGTTGGAAGTGTACTCTTGGTCTATGTGATAGGTCAAGTTTAACTTGTAGATCTTTTTGAGCAGCATTTTGGAAACCTACGTATAGGTTAGTAAGACTCATACCACGATCTAGTGCATCTGTAAAGTCTGTTACGCTACCTTTAGCAAGATCAGCTTTAGTATTAGTTACACCGAAAATATCGATGTTAGCACCCATTCTATATGGAGCTGAGTTGAAAGTTTCACCGTTTACAGTAACGCCAAATTTAGCATCTTGTACAAGGAACTCTTTATCAGGGTCATTGTCGATAAATGGTTTAATTTTCAATCTGTTATCGTTAAGTAGTTCATTATCGAAAAGGTGTTTCAAGATTGGTTTTTCGCCAAAGTCTACGTCAATACCTCTTGGAGTAATGTGTCTATACTCTTTTACAAAGTTATCAATGTTGATTTTAACTTCGTAGAAAGCATCAGCTGGGTTCATAACGATTAGTGGGAAGAATGCTTCTGCAAACTCATCTTGCTTACTAGTAGCAACTGCTAGAGCAATTGTAGTATAGTAAACTGATTGTAGTTGTTGGCCATCGAATGCCTCTAAGTTGACACTTAGATCTTTAAGTGTTGAGTTAAAGTCAAGAGCTGTATCTACAGACTCGAAGTTAAGACCAGCATCTTCTGGTTTAACAGCACCGAATGATCCATTAAGAGCTTTAGTATAAGCAGCTGGGTTGATAGTCATAACAGCAGCTTGAACAGCAGCAGCTTTTTGAACTGGAGTTAGCTCAACGCCTCTGTTACCACCTAATGACTTTAGGTTAATACCATCTAGTGTAGACTCGATAGTCTCTTTAAGACTTCTAAAGCTATCTTCAGCAACACGTCTATCTTGGCTAGATAGAGACTCTGAGTTGAAGCTAAAGTCAGCTACTGAGTTACGATCTAGAGATTTATATACTTTTTCAGATGCCATCATAGCATCGAAAATACCTTTAATTTGAGTTTTATTCATACTCATATGGGTTCCTTTTATGGTTATTTTTTATTATATCCTCGTATGTACAATTCCTTGTTATGCTACAACAATCCTCGTTACTAGCTATACTTTATATCCTAGCTATAGATATAAGTATCTAGTTTTTGCAAATAAACATTAAATAACACACTACTATGTAGTTTGCTAGTACCGAAATGATTCTGATATTCTCTAACTATATCAGAAGTCAACATTTTAGCAAATACAGATTGGTTACTTAAAAGTAAGTTACCGAACCCACTATGCATAACAATAAATAGTATATTGTTAGTGCAGCGTACGTTATAGGGTTTTTCGATATTACTCATTGCAATATCCTGTATATAGCTATCGCTAACTTCTTTATCTATAGTCAAAGACTTTAGAACTGCTTCAGACTCTCTAGCTAATCTAGATAGTTTTACGTTATCCATATCTACATCAGTGTTAACAGGTAGCCCTAAATATGTCTTAATATAAGCATCAGTAGTCAATAGTTTAATAATATCAGACTCTGGTATACCTATATCCTTTAATCCATAAATAATCTTTCTGTTATTAACATCTGTTATAGTCACATTAGGTTGTTTACTTAATAGAACCTCACCATCTGGTTTACTATTATTAAGATCATTTCTAAAATAGAACTCTATATTAGAAAGTATCTTATCAGATACTGGGTTACCTACTACGTAATCTGGTACAAATAGAGTAGTTAAACCTCTATCGTTAAAATTCTCTTTACCAGTTATAAATTCCATAGTAAAATCTCCTTATACGATTTTAGTATTACATTCTATAGTATAACCTATAGAATATAAACTCCTATAGATAGATACTAAAAAATCAGAAATCTTGAATAGTACTATATCTGTGTATCTTTTTTAAAAGTTACACTATACTTAGATGTATCAAATTGTAAAATATTGTAAATAATGAAAAGAACAAGGAAAGTGTTATGAATAGAATAGATATTCTTATAACGTGTGTTATATTATTGTTTAGAGAACGAGAGATAACTAAAGACGGAACTTATGATAGTAGAAACTTAGTAAAGTCTATACTTAATGTTACTAAACCTAAACGTAGAGATATGCTAGAAGGAGATCTTAGTAATCCAGATACATTACTTATAGATCTACTTAACAGGATGATAGCTAATCCAGAAGCCTATGATGATAAAGGTAATCTACTAGCAGAACTTAAAGTTATCTTTAAGACTAATCAATTGTACTATGATACTGCAGCAGATCAACTTAAGACAGAGATGACAGATGGTGGTATGAAACGTTCTGTTAACTCTATGGTTAATAAAGTTATGCAGTATTATAAATCTGCTATGGTTATACAGAAACTAAATACATTAACTTATAACCTTAATACTGGTAATATAAAGAAAACAGTTAGTGATGATGTAATGGATATACTACCAGAGCTAGAGTCACTATGCCAGAAGACAACTACTAAAGACCCGGGTGTGCTTAATACACTACAACTCTCTTCTAAAGATGATATGGATAATATAGTTAGTAACCTTAAAGCTACTAAAGAAGAAGGTGGTATACTTAAGACAGGTTGGGTACAACTTAATAGAATGCTACAAGGTAAATTTGCCGCTTAATCTAGAAATAGAGTAAGTTATGAGATGTTTAAAAGCTGGAAACCCCTAAGAGCCCTTACACCTAGATTATAGGTGCGCGAGCAGAAACAAGTTAAGGGATGATAACTAGAGATGAAATAAAAGCGTTATATATTTAACCTTTAATATAGTAACGTTCTCTAGATCGTTAACAATGGGCAATCAGCCTTATTACTATTTTGTTTGTAAACTCGTTTTTAATAACAACTAAAGCGAGGTGCAAATATGAAAATTAAATCTGATAATAAAATTAATTCTAAAGAGTCTAAACCAGAAAAGGAAATATGGAAACAAATACGACAAAAGCCTGGGTACTCAATATCTAATTTAGGTAATGTACGTAATGACGCTACTGGACATATTAAAGCTACTAACCTAGATAGATATGGGTACCCTAGAGTTACATTGTATGCAGCTGGTACTAAACCTTATAGTGCGACAATACATAGGTTAATTATGACAAATTTTTACCACGAGTCCGAGTGGAGCGAGTGTGTTAACCATATAGATTGTGATAGAACAAATTCTAAATTAAGTAATTTAGAATGGACAACTCTTAAGGGTAATATTCGTCATAGTCGGAAGCTTAATAGATTTCCGATAATAAAAGGCAATGAAGGTGTTAATGCAAAATTAACGACGCAACAGGTTTGTGAAATTGTCGCAGATGAATATAGGACACCTAGTAGTGCTTTAGCTAAGAAATATAATGTAGGTATTAACGCGATTGAACGTATAAGGCAAGGTAAGGCGTATAAAGAACTAACAGGCACTTTTAGAGATATGTACTATCCTGGTATATATAAAGATTTAAATTCGTAATAAGTCAACGACTAGTGCATAGGCACGTAGGGCGCAAGCGCTCCCGAAAGAACATCCATCTTAATACGTAATGGTAAAGATGAAAATATAGTCTAATCGATGGTATCCTAATATCATCCTTTATATAACAAATTGTTATATATCGTCTTATGAAAGTAAGAGCAGCTAACGCGGTTAGTAGTAGCGACACTAATGAATATAAATGGGATTTCGTAAAGGACAAATGGGTACTGTAAACTCTTTACAGCATAATTATAAATCAGGTTTTCTAAAATCTATCTTTATGCAAATAGCAAGATTTAATAAGCCGCAAATGAAAGATCCTAAAAAGAAACCAGCTTTAATATATCTTAGTTTTGAAGATGAAACCGTAGATACGTTAGAGTATATGTATACGTATCTGTATTATAACGAAAATAGAAAGCTACCTGAAAATACAGAAGATGATATTAAAAATCTTACTACAGATCAGATACAAGATTATGTTGTTAAGAGATTAGGTCAGAATGGGTTTGAAAGCATTATAATAAGAGCAGATCCTTCTATGTGGACCTACCAGAGTATCTTTAATATGGTTAATCAGTATGAAGCTAACGGATATGAAATACAATTATTAATTTTAGATTACCTAGCTATCTTACCTACAACAGGTTGCGATAATAGCGGCCCTACCGGTACTGCGTTAAGAGATATGTTTAGAAGAGTAAGAAACTTTGGAAGTTCTAAAGGTATTGCGATCATCTCTGCACATCAGCTTTCTTCGGAATCTAAAGCCTTAGTAAGAAATGGTATACAAGACTCTATGTTTGTAAAAGAAGTAGCTGGTAAAGGTTATACAGAAGGTTCTAAACAGATAGACCAAGTAATAGACTTTGAGATCTATATCTATAAAGCTAAGATAAATAAGCAGTGGCATCTTACTGTATGTAGAGGTAAGCATAGAGGAGTAGGAATAATCGATGATAATTTGTTATACTTTACCTTACCATTCCCATACAGAGCTCCTATATTAGAGAATATTAACGATGATCATATAGAAGCTAATGCTGAGGATGATACAGGTGATGATCTATTTGAATAACAAATATATCACATTCTTTAAAGAAAGGACTTAACGATTATGACATTAGGTCAACATCAAGAAGCCTTTATGCGAGATGTAAGTAAACTACTTATCTACTTACATCAAAATGGTTATGAAGTACGTGGTGGAGAACTATTAAGGACTCCTGAACAACAAGAAATCTACATGAGAACTGGTAAGTCTAAAACTAATAAGTCTAACCACTTAGTTAAATGTGCTATAGACCTATTTATATTTAAAGATGGTCAATGGCTACAAGATAAAGCATCTCTAGAACCAATTGGTAGATATTGGTGTAGTCTCTGCGAGATTAACCAATGGGGCGGGTTCTACCAGTCTTTTATAGATACTCCACACTTTGAAAGAAGAGTACAACAACCATAAGTATACTAGTAGGCACATGCCTACTAGTATACGATCTTTTTTTATTTCTTATAGTTATATATCTTATGATAGTAAGGTATAGCAAGTCCTGGATAAGATAGAAGCCATTTACCTTAAAGTTATTATCTTAATAAAAAGTTGATTTTACATTGTGTTATTTATAAAGATAGTGTTCTTTGCCTTTTGACTAAATTTTATATAAATAATACGTCTCTTTATTAATTTGTTTAGTGTACATACCTTACTATCACCTTTTCATTATTTTAACTTAGTTGCTGTAGAGCATACCTACTTATAGTAGGTATGCTCTACAGTTCTTTATACAGTTCTATATGCGGTTAGTAAGGTGATTCGATCACTGACAAATCGGCTATATTAGCTTATAGCCCTTTATGTATTTATAATTATTCAAGGAGCTTGAATGTTAGCAAATATTATTTCGCATAACAGAGAACATGATAGTACAACCACCTTGAAGTTTGGAGATAATACATTAGCAGAAAATGTACAGTTAGATCTTGTTGATATAGAAGACGCTACTTTACTATCTGATGTTTCGGTATATGATTATATATCTAAGATAAAAACTCCATTCTTAATGGGCTATCCATCTATACTCACTCCCAAAGATGGAGATGTGGTAACTAATACTACAGTATTTGAATTAACACCTTATTTACCTAATGAGAATTTTAAAGGTTTAGTTAATATGGTAGAGTGGCAATTTTCAGGTACACCTGATTTTGCTAACATAGCTTATAAGGTAAGACTTAAAGAAGCTGATGTACCAAATGGAGAGTTTAATAAATTCAATCCTATGGGTGTAAATGTATCATCTGGCACTTACTATGTAAGAGCTAGATATATTTCATACCCACACTCTAGTCCGTTTACACAACCTATTAGAGTAACTATGCCTAGTTTTAAAGTAGAGATACCTACACTTAGCATAAACCAAAATGAACTTAGTCCTACTATTACAGCTAGTCCGTATAGAATGGCTCCAGGTGTAGCTGGTGCTGAAGCACAAGATCCATTAGCATTAGTAAAATGGACTGTAACTGAATTAGATCAAGCTTATGATCCAGCATCTGAAAAGATCAACGGTATACTAGGTACCGATTTTAGACCTACATACTCTATAAGTAAACTACCTAATGATGATACTAAGTATATGTTAGGTTTTCCTTTTAAGGATGCTATTACTAACTTTGATGTTAAACTTAAACCTAATACAAGCTACCTAGTAACTTGTAGTTATACAGGTGCTAGATATAAAACTACATATGGTAGGTTAGTATTTACTACTGGTAACTTTAAACTAAAAGCTCCAGTATTTAAACTAGTTACTAACCCTGATAACACTGTATCTGTAGCTATAGATCCTATATCAAGCTTTGAAGGTTCTGATACTCTTAAGAACTTTAATATAGTAGTAGTAGATCAATCTGCTATACCACAACATGTAGTACATGCTGTAGATACTCCTATGTATACTTATAAGATACCAGATGGTATATTACAACCTTCTACAAGGTATAGTGTTACAGTAACTGCTATAGGTAATAAGTTTGGAGCATCTGATAGTTCTGTATTAGGTATGACTACACCTTATATAGGTATAGAGCCACCTAGTATCAATATTACTTCTAAAGGTATGCAACCTACTATTAAGTTAAGTCCATTTAGAACTATAAAAGCTACTGATACTATGCGTGGTACGCAGTGGATACTATATAACCATGCTAATACTGGTAGAGATAATTTAATTAAAGAGTGGATAAAAGAAGATACTGATACATTCCTTACTATAGATCGTAAGTATATAGAAGTTAATACTAACTATAAGATAAAAGTAAGGTACTTAGGTACTAAACTTAATTCACCATGGGCAGAAGAGGTATTTAAGACAGTGAATGTAACTGTTAAGAAACCTATAGTAACTGCTGAAGTACATGGACTTATTATATCTGCTAAACCATCTGAGTATATAGTACTAGGAGATGAAGATCAAGCAGAATCTGTAATTTGGAATGTAATAGAAGTAAGTAGAGAACCATCTTCAGATCCAGCTATAGCACCAGTAGAACATGAAGTAGCTACGTTAGTACAAGATAAGATACAGCCATGGGCTAGTAAAGAACTTAAGATCTCTAGACTAGATGGTGTAAAGAGAGATACACTCTATAAGATAACAGTTAAGATACTAGGTAGAAACTATACATCTTTAACATCAGATCCAGTCTACATACAGACTCCTAATGTCTATGTAGAAAATCCTACATTGACTATATCTGGTTATCAAGATCAAGTACCTAGATTTCCTACTATAACAGGTACACCATTTAGAACTAATACAGATACTGATAAACACGTTAAAACTATGTGGAGAGTAGTAACTGTTAATACAGGAGATGAGATACTTAATGTAGAAACTGAAAAACTAGAAGAGCTTAATAGCTATAATATATTAGATCCTATACTTATGCCTAATACAGACTATCTATTAGAATGTATTTACTACGGAGAAGCATTTGGACCATCTGAAAAAGTATCTATAACATTTAGAACTAGACCTAAGTTTATAGAGATACCAGAAGATGGACTTATGACAGTACTAGTAGGAGATGATTCTAATAACGATACTACTAAGTACTATGGTAAGTTTAACTATAACCAGCTTAATGACACTAGAAACTACTTAGGTATATGGAATGGTGTAACAGAGTATAACTTTGATAGTCAAGTACTGCATAATAATGTTCTATATAGAGCATTAGATACTTCTGCTTATGCAGCACAAGGTAATAATGTACATCTTAATAAGAATAGAGTACCTGGTGTTGAATCTAGCTCTGGTATAACCTATTGGGAAGAAGATGATAGAAATGACTTATGTACCTATAGATGGTTATTAAGAAATATAGGATTCCAACCTACTATAGTAGATAATAATAAAACTGGTTATACTACTGGTAATATAGCTAAAGGTAACTGGATAGCTACTGAATCTACTTTAAGTAAGTACATGATAGGTGGTAAGATACTTTATGTATATGATACTCCAGAGTTAAGTAATGTAAGCTATAATGATCTAGCAGTAGCTGGATTGATAGGTAGAGGACGTACTATACGTATAGGAGAAAGACTATATTGGGCTAGGTTACTAACAGAAGCAGAATCTACAGAGCTATATAGATTTAAAAATGTAGAAGATACTAACCATATTATAACTACAGATCTATCTTCAAGTACTTGGTTAGGAGATAGAATAGAAGGTATACAAGCTAAAGTATCTAACTTAGGTAGTGTAGACTTAGAACATGGTAATAATAGAAATAGAGTACTTAGAATAGTACTAGAATATATTTCACAATACGAAGAACCTTGGTTATTCGCTAGAAAGAAATATCCTACATTACAGTACGATAGATATACAGATACTGGCTACTTTGGAGTAGTACCTAATACTATAGACCAGTTTAATATCTATACTACATTAGGATTAATTAAAGGTACTAGAATTAACTTAGACTTTGGATTCTTAGCATTCTATTCACATGGTAAAAGACTATTAGTAAATAGAGGTTCTATAGCATATGGTATATGCTTTAGAGATCTAGAAGAGTTAGGTTTAGTATATGGATCTGATGTAAAACTAGATAACTATGAAAATAGAAAAGTTACTACATTAGATAGTAATACCTATGATGTAAGGATACTACGTGGAGGACCTAACTATTTTGACTTAGGACCACTAGAAGATCTACCTAATGATAAGTTTGTAGCTAATGCTAACCTATTTAGGTTCTCAGAGTGGAATGAATTAATCTATAGAGTAGCAGAACATATACCACTCATAGTGGATGTTAATAACTATCATGGTGGCTATCAGATTGGTAGAAACTGGGAGAAGTTTGATAATATTAACCTAGGTGTATTCGAGCACTACTCTGGTAACGGTTGTCATGATTTCGTACTAACTACTGTTAATAACAATGAAGTTATATCTAGAGGTGGTACACAACTAGAAGCTGCTTACTATGTAGATAAAGATATAGCTAGAAATGACCATGGTGCTAGGTTAGTATTCGAAGACTCTACAGTATTTGAAATGCCTACAGCTTAAAAATAATATATAGATACTACACTATAGTGTAGTATCTACATTACATAATATAAAAATTCTATATAAAGGAATAAAGAGATGATTAAGTTTGAAAATAATCAATTCAGTTTCTATACTACTAAAACTACATTCTATAGTGCTTATAGCGGTAAAGAAGAGACTATCTATACAGATAGACCAGAAGATATTACGTTTATGGTTAATACCTATCCTAATAAATATAAAGATCTTAAAATAGAACCTTTAGTAGCTACAGAAGATCAAGTAGCTAGACTTAAAGAGGTTAATGATTTATTAATACCTATGCGAGAAAACTATATAGAAGACTTTACTCTATACGTATCTAAAGGTGTTATGGTTAATAGAGATGAACAACTAGCTACACTAGCTGGTAAAGCAGCTGAAGCTACAGTAGCTTTTCTAGTAGATAACCTTAAACCAGAGATAAAAGCATTAAGAGACGCTAAATCAGTAGGTGGTGTAGAGTTATTCGGTAGAAGATTTGATTCTGATTCATTAGCTAAAGAGAACGTAACTGGTTATGTTACATTAGGTATACTAGATGTAGTTGCCTCTGGTAAATGTGAACGTGTTTATGATTGGAAAGATATGGATAATAACTTTGCTAAACTTAACTATGAACAAATATGTACACTAGCTAAGTATATAGCAGCGCATATCCAATCTTGCTTTAGTGCTGAAGCGCTTACTATTATGGAACTAGCTAAACTATCTGTAGATCAACTACTAGCGTTTAATACTAATAAAGGTTATAATAGAGTAGGTAGAGTAGAGAACGAGCATAACGCAGCTACTGAACCTAAAGTTAAAGATATATTCGATCAGTGCTATACATTAGCTCTTAACCAGTTAGTAAAAGCTTAATAATGTTAGGAGACATGGATGTTGAAAATTAAACCAATTATAGCTCTAAGACCATATACTAAAGATTCTGGTTTTATAGCTAAGGTAATCAACTGGTGGTGCCATTCTAAGTACTACCATGCAGAGCTCATATTGGGAGACCAATGGATCTCTGCTACTCCTGCTGAAGGTATATACGTTAAAAAACTTAAACCATTAGACCATGATAAGTATGAATACTTAGAGTTACCAGAGATAGAGCTATCTGAAGATACTTATAATAACATACTAGAGTATATTAAAACACAAATATGTCCTAGTTACGATACTACTGGTCTAGTATGGAACCAAGTGTTTGGTATTAACCTATATAATAAACGCTGGTTCTGCTCTGAACTTATAGCAGAGATACTTAAGTTATTAGGTTATAGTAAACTATATGGGACAGAAGGTTCTGAATATAGTCCACAAGATCTATATGATATGTTTACTAGTAAAGAACCTATTAAGCTTAGAAGATATAGTCTCTATATTAGATTTAGAGATGCTATACATAAACTTATATTTTTACTTAAGTTATATAAAATCAAATCATGGTGGTTAAAGTTATTTACCCTATTTAAAAAGAAGAAATCATAGGCCATACTTACTGGAAATCGTTATGGCTGACATTTTTGTTAATAAGAATATTAATATAAAGAAGGCGGTAACAGATAATGAGTATGCTTGTATTACGTCTTAAGAATATAGATACGAGTAATAATGTAGACTGGGTTTATACCAATTGGGAAATCAGTACTGCTAAAAACTTTGATAGAAGTAAATTAGTCTTTTCATCTTACGAAGATAGAATAAACAGAGCATCTATCTTCGTAGAGATGACATTGAATCCTGGTACTAGATATTATGCTAGAGCACAGGTAGTTACTAATAAGGGAGCTCATAAGTGGACTAACCTTGATGTTTGGACACATAAAGCTTTTGACGATGTAGAGAATCAATCAGATCTACCATCTAGAGTCAATAGTCCTGATATAACTACAGATTCAGATCCTAGAGATCATGTAGCTACAGGATTTTATATTATACCTAAAGAGTTCGCAGCTATAGGAGATGCTACGCATGTAGCTACTTCATATTGGATAGAGACTCTATCTGGTAAAGTCATTTGGAAGTCTCTAAATGATGAGATATTTAAATCTAAGATACTAGTAGACAATGTAATACTAGATATGAATACAGTGTATAGAATAAAAGCTGTATTCCATGCTAGTTCTGGAGATAGTAGTCAGATAGCTACTAAAACTATCTATGTAGGTAGTAAATCTTCAGATGCTAATATAATAAGAGTATCTAAAGCTATTTCACATGCAGATTTTATATCAGTAGCTGTTAATACGACTCTTAATACCTATAAGAATGCTAAATCAGTTAGATTTAAACTTATAGGCTTTAATAATGGTAAAGGTGATACTGCATTCGATACAACAGTTAACTACGATAATGCTCCATATACATTTAGTATGCCTATGGAGAAAATTAAGAGAAACACTATATATCTGCTAATGCTTAAGTATGATATAGAAGGTAATTGGAAATCTATAGTATTTAATACTTTTAGATAATGATTTAAATTTTGATAGAGAGGATGTAGTCTTATGGCAGAATCAGAATCTTTAGAAAAGCTATTTAATAAGATGGACATGGGGTTCTCTGCAAAGTTAAAGGTAGATCCTCTTAGTGAGGCTGGTATTGATAAAGTAAGACACTTACTAGAGACAGATCCAGCACTATATGAATATATGTTACTTAAAGAGTCTAAGGACGATGCTAACTTTAAGGCAATGAGCTATGAGCAATCTAGTCTTATAAGAACAGTTATGACAGCTCTTAAAGAGAAAGAGCATAGAGATAATGAGACTATGAATGCTATGTACTCTATTATGGAGAAACAAGGTAAAGAGATCAAATCTCTCAAACGGTGGAAGTGGATGTTCTTTATTAACCTAGGTATAATGGTATATCTTGCACTATACTGGTTACATAAACAAGATCCAGAGGCTACTAACCATGCTTTAGAGTTTATTAAAGCCTTAGGTAAGTTTATAAGTATAATATAATGTAATTAGGGAGAATCAGGAGATGATAGGTCAAGGTTTTTTAACTAAAATAAAAGATATACTCTTCAGTCCTAAAATAGATACATCTACATCTATAGCTACTTATGATAATATTACTATAGAAGAAGCTGAATATAAAATGTCTTTAGCTAAATTAAAAAGAGCTATAGACTCTATGCCTTTAGCAGAACCATTTATACATAATGAATATGGAGATAAAACATTACTTATAGTTAACGATATACCATCAGTGCTTAAGTTATTAGAATTAGATTTTCAAAAGCTTAAGACTATGTACCATAAAGATATATTTAGTAACTATAAGATAGTAATATGTTCTGGTAAATATAGTAATTTGATAGCTTATAAGTATATATCGGATAACAAGATAGATATAGCATTTGTAGATATAATACTTTCTGATAGTATTATAAAGATTAAAGATGATTATATAGAGAGGGAAGGAAGACTGAATACCAAAGAGCGAAATCCGATGATTGTGATTGGCTTCGAGAACAATCGAGACGGCTACAGCAAT